ACTTCATGTCCTTCAAGGGTCTTAGAAAGGTCTTCATTGGAGTGAAGGAAATCATCAACCCTGAGACCAACCAGAAGGAGAGTTGGCAAGAACTCATTTTGGGCAACTCAAAAGATGACCCCAATGCAGAAATCATCAGAGTGAGTTCCAAAATGGGCACCATCAATGCCAACTTCTTGCTCCTCAATAAGGACAAGTTACAAGTAGCTTCCAGTCCTGAGTGGAAGTACAAGAGGCTTTGTATGATGAACTCCATTGAGTACACAAGTGTGGAAGAGGTGGAATTCTGAGCCTAAGAAGAGAGAGAGTGGGAAACCCACTTTCTCTTCTTTTTTTTCAATCCTAAGTATACTTTTAAAAGGGAGTAAGTGTACTATTAGGCTACGGTTTTATCCATATTATTTATTTTTAGGGTCAAATTCTAAAGTTAATGACATTTGTGCAGCATCTCTTACTCTTCCTTTAAAGAAGTAATTAGGATTCAGCATATAACATCCTTTACACTTCTTTATAAGAAACCCTTGTTTTGTTAATTGGCTAACATACACATCTATTGCTCCATCAGTAAGGTCTAGATTAGCTTCTCTTATATGGTCTTTAAATAATTTGTTATTGTAAAAGATATTACCGTCTGTAGAGTTGGTTGGATTAAATGAAGATTCTTTCCAAATCAACAATAAAATCTTCATTTGATTTCCTTTCAAATTCATCATTTCTGGAATTGTGGAAAGAAAAACAATCATAAAGTCATCATAAGAAACTTTCTTTACTTGTTTAAACTCCTTTATTTCTCCTGTTTGGTTATCAACTAGAGAATAACCATCATTTGTAACAGTCTCAAATTTTGTATATGCCATAGTTCTAAATTTTCTGCAAAAATACACAATTCTAAATAAATATGCAAGGATATTCTTATAAATTTTGGTTTTCCTTAATACTTTATTAAGTAATGTCCTTAACTATGAGCAGTGTATCCTTAACTATAGTTAAGAATAACTAGCTTATAAGATAAAATAAAAATCTCTATAAGTGATTATATTTTAGTAAGTTATATACTATTTTTCTACCTTTTACTTCTTATCTTATTTAACTTTTCTTTCTTAAGTATTATCCTACTCTTTATTTTCTATCTTTGTAAAGAAAGAAAAAAGTCTGCAAAAAGTCTCTTCAAGAAATTAAACAGCACAGGAGAACTTTCCTTGTGAATGGAACTTTTAAAGGGAAAGTCCTAAGGACTCTTCATTAAATTAAACAGCACTTCCTCCTTTATCTTGAGGAATTAATAATTAATTGGGCTTCCTCAGCCCACCCTGAAAGAGTGTGATTGTCTCTGACAGGAAATTTAGTGTATTGCAATCTTGGAACTGACCAGTTAAATCAGTGACTTGCTGAAAGAGCAGTTTAAAACAATGGCTACTAACAATATGACCATTCAAGAAAGACAGAATCAAGGTATCAGCGACTCTTGGAGCCTTCGTGATTTCCGCAACAAAATGGGTAAGATGCAAATTGGCAAGTTTGCCAAGGCTGATGAAGCCACTGGTGAAGTGAGGGAGTTCACTTCCTGTGTGTTTACTGACCCTAACAATCCTAACCAGCAAACCAACAAGACGTTTGTGGCAATCTCCAGCAAGTTGGGTATCTCAACTGCAAAGGAAATTAAGGAGAATGTGGACAACTTGCAGGTTGTGAAACTTTCACAATCAGGCAGTTATGTCCTCTGCCACAAGGGAGCCAACGCTTGGGAGGATGTGGACTTCTAAGGAGTTTCAAATAGGGAAGACTCAGGGAGAAATTCCTGAGTCTTTCCATTTTAAGATAATAAGTTATCAACAGTGATTGTTGATAACTATGTTGATAACTTGTTGATAACTCGTAAAAGCTGTTGAAAACACTCCCCAAACTGTTCATAACCCTGTTGATAACCCAAAAAATAGCACTGACTAAAAAGAATAACTAAATTGAGATGAGAGATATTCTTATTTCTCACCTCATTCATTACATTTAAACACAAAAATCACAAACAATTATGAAAAAGGTTAAAACCTATAACCTAAAAGGTTTTGAACCCAAGTCTTTTTCTTTGATTAAAGAGAGAGAAGCAAAAGAATGGCTTCCTAGAATTAACAAAGAGAAAATGACTCATATTGGTCAAATAGACTTGTCTATTCCTTGCTTAGAGGATATAAGAGAAGTCTATCAAGACCAAAATGGAACCCTATATGCTGAAACTTATCTTAGCGGAGGGTTATGGGATTTGATTCCTTTTGACATGATTGAATGTTAATTCAATCGGAGCAACTGTGCTTGGCAACAGAAAACAGTAAACTTTCTCTATAAATCGAAGAGATTATGCAGAGCGATACTACTATGGAGAACGAGGTAATCGTTAGAAACAGTTTCTGACGGTTTGTGCAGCAGACAAACTTATGTTAACTACTTAGAACAAAGGTGAAAATAAAAGTATCAATGATACAGGAATAATATAGAGATAAATGTTCTAAATCTCTATAGCATAGCATAAGAAGAGTCTGTACCTCCGCATACAAACATCTTTATGGAACAAAAGCGTAGGTTATGCACTTTTAATTAGAATACTAACCTTTAAAACATAACAATAATGGAAACAAAATACAAATACAAAGGAATAATAATTGGAGAAAGTGATAAAGGATATTACTTTTACAATCCAAATGAATGTTCTAACGACCCGTTTTATTATAATGACAAAACAGAAAGCAAGAAAGGTCGAAAAGACTTAAGAAATCCTTTAATAAAAGAACTTACAGATGAAGAGTTTGAAACCATAATGAACAAACTTAAATGTGAGCATCTTATTAAATACAATTCTGGTAAAGACATAAGATATTTATCGGAAAACTACGATTGTTTTGATTGCCAAAATTGTATATCAGTTGGATTTAAAAGAAAAGACAACTTCAATGTAGAAGAAGAAATAAAGAGAATTAAAAAGGAAATGTCACATTCATATTATTATCTTGACATACATGAAGTAAATCATTCTATAGATAAAATAATAAGAGAAAGAATTCTAAACCAATAAAAACACACAACAATATGACACACAGAAAACACTTCAAAACTAAAGGAGAGCTTGTTGCAACAACAGCCGACCCTACAAAGAAACAAGCCAAATGCCAAAAGGCATATGAAAACAGAAAAGCTTATAAAAATGCATTAAAGGAATATGTAAATGTTCCTATTAGCATTACAATAGGTAATACTGTTGCCTCTGAAACTTTAGTAAAGTTAAAACAAATGAAAGGGTTGAGATACTTTGCTACTCTTCTTTCAATTAGGAAAGAACTCACTCCATTTGAGGCAGCAGAGTATCTTAGCAGAGGCTTCAAAGTTGAAATAGTTGAGGAGTAGTAATACTCCTTAACTATTTTATATTATTAACAACAAACATAGAATTAAAATGAAAGAAAAAACAAACATCGCAAGCTACATATTGTTAGCATTAGTACTTATTGGAATGACTGCTTCAGTAATACACCATATAGTAAAAGCAAATAATATTCAACCGCAACAACAATCACAATCTCAATGTCTACAGGAAAATGAATATTTGTTCTTCCCAGAGTGGATAGATTCCATAGAAATAATAGATGATAGTACAGGCTACTATGCAAATGTCTACTATATGGATACTCTTGTTTTGGGTACAACAGTAGAAGAAGCAGAGTCATTAATTACTCAATTGGATAATATCTACTCAACATATACAGAAGATACATTAGAGTTAGAAGAAGCATTAGGAGCAATAACAGATAACGCTTTAATAACTAAAACGGGAGATTTCTATATCTTAGAGTTAGATTGGATTAAGAAATAGAAAATATAAGTAAGAAACGAGGTTTTTTATTTGACTTGGCTTTGTTTATGATTTATGATTTTTTACTCGTTTCTTACTTTTTTGTTTTTATATAAAATAAAAGTTGTATCTTTGCAGCGAAATAAAATATGAGTGCATAGGCTCGAAAGACCCATGTAGAATTTCCCAAAATCGGTGTAAATCCTTTGCTTGAAGCACAGTATCCGAGCATATCAACACAGGGCGGATTAATTAGCTGTTAAAAGATGTTGGTACACTAACCAATACGGTGTAAGGACTATACCGAGCGAAAATGAGTAGTTTAATGAACGAACATCTATGGAACATTGCTGATTGCAACATCAATGGAAAGTGGAAGGCATAGGTTAGACCCCTATCTCATTAATCGTGTAGACTGAAATAGGAGATACCTGATTGGAATTTAATTACATGAGTTCAAATCCCAAGGTAAGGCTGAAAAGCGGCAAGAAGAGAAAGTTGTAATTATCTTGCAAGAATTCCAATATGGTAATGTCAGTCAAGACCACAACAAACAACTTATTATAGCAATGCCTATGACTGCTGATTGATTGCTAGTAAGCGGAAAGTAACTATTGACAATAAGACAACAAATCTATGGCAGTGTCTGAGTTGTGAAATCTTTGTTTGGCTATGGTAACATAGTGTGGTAAGGTATTCTCATAATACCCTAGTTAGAGTTCTAGTTAAAAACTCATTTGCTCCAGTGTTGGAACTAGGTATACAAGGCAAACTTAAAATTTGCTGCCCTTAGGGCATGGGAGTCCGAATCTCCTCTGGAGCACTAAGCAGTTATTATAACTACTTCATTAAATATATAACAACTAAAATACAACAACAATGAAAAAAGATGAAATCTTCTTTGGAGTGTCAGGATTGACCTCAACAAGTGCAAACTACATCTGCAATCTTGCAAAAGAGACTTACATACAGATTGAGAAAGAATTGAATAATATTCGATTCTATGACAAGGATATGCAGCTTATAGGTACATCTGGAAGACAACTTATTTCAGAAGGTACAAAAGATATTTCAGATATTGTAGACAAACACGATAGAATAGCTAAATTGAAGAGCTTGATTGCTTGGCTTAGAGAGGCTCTTAAAGCAAAAGAAAGACTTTTCAAGGAAGCTGAAAATATGTCCTATAATGACTTTGGACTTGAAGTTCCTGAACAGCCTGAAAGACCTGTATATCTTACAGAAGACGATGTTATATCTACATGGAATATCAAGCAGCGCAATAGGTATTTCTACCTTGAAACAATGTGTGCTCAAATAGGGAAGTACATCCATCCAGATGGAGTTTTCTCAAAAGAGCGTGCTTTAATGTATGACTATATCCATAATCCTCGTGATGTTTATGGTAGTGGTCGTGATGCCATTGTGTATACGTATACTCCAAGTATTGATTCTTCAAAAATTGAAGATAAATTCATGGAGATGCAAGGCTTGCATCGTTCATATCAAGCTGAACTGAACAGTATGAAGCATGAAATTGAAACTGCTCTTGAAAATGATAAGAAAGAGAAGGACTTCAATTTCCAACACGAATATCTCGTTTGGAGTAATAAAATGGTTGATGTAAACAATCAACTAAAAGTACTCAAGAACGAGAAGTTATCTGAGTTACAAAAGCTCAAGATTATTATTCCTGATAGCTTGGAATCAATTTACAAAGAGATTTCAGCTTTAGGGAAGAAGTAATCTTTGACCATATAATTCAAGACTGAGGATATTGTTCCAAAACTTGAATGAACTTTAGTTGACGGATGGGTTTTACATATAAGAATAATATCAAATTGATACATAATGAGATACTCAAGCGGTATCTTATGGCTGCCTTTGGAGAAAATTATATTTACCGTAGATATATCTGACGATATTGGAGGTGATTTTGCTCTTGATTCCAAAAGCAGGTTTTTGCTCTTGATTTTGATATTGTTTTTGTTCCATCTGTCAACTGAAGATATGAAATCTTTAATAAAATAAAATTATGGGATTTTGGAAAGATGTGTGGTATGATATATCAAGAGGAATGTCTAAAGAAGATGCAATAAAATTAAATGCAGATTTAAGAGACCCTAACTTAACAAAAGAAGAGAAATCTAAATTAGAGGCGATTGCAGAAGCTAACTTAAAGCTAGACAATATGCCTTAACAACTTAAACCCTGTAGTATCCCAATTGAAAGGCGAAATTCAATTGGTTATAGTGAATCCGTTATATCATCGGTCACAAGGTAGTGTTGGTTCATAATTTGTTATATATAAATATTCACTAACAGGATAAAAATAATGCAGCAGTCAGCTCATCACTGGCACAAGGGTAATACCAAGTTGGAATGAACCATGCTGCATTAAACCCTCCCTTAGCTCAGTTGGTTAGAGCGTATGGCTTATATCCATAGTCTGTCTGGGGTTCGAGTCCCTGAGGGAGGACCACTTTATTTTGATAAAACAACCTTAAAATAAGAAAAAATTATGGAAAGCTCTAAAATTAAAGTTAATGTATGGCAAATAGGCTATACAAATCTTGAAGACTTTAAAAAAACAAATAAAGGAAATGCAAAATGTGTAAACAAGGGATATGTACTCCTAGATAGTCTTGATGATTATTGGGATGAAACTGTTTGGCATCTTCTTAATTGGAGTTGTTGGAATTATGATGAAGAAAAAGGAGAAAATGTAAAACCGAAATCAGTACACTCTCCTTTAACTCATTGTAATAGTGATGTTATTCTAAATATTGAAGGTACTAATACATATAAATATGCAAAGAGTATTGGATTTGGAGAAGCTAATTCATTGGAAGAAGCTATAAAACAAATGTTTAAACGTTTTTGTAATTTCTGGCCTTTTCCAGAAGTAGAACAATCAGATTATAAAATTCGGTCCCTTAACACAATTGGTTAGTGTAACTGACTCATAATCAGTAGGTTCTGGGTTCAAGTCCCAGGGGGACCACACAGACAAGATGATAACTTGTTAGTAGGAAGAGTTACGTAGCCTATGAAGGAAGGAAACTAATCATTTCCAATAAAAGTAACAAACTTAATTAATAGTCGGAAGTTACCTATATGTAGAGTGGAGCAAACGCTAAGAAGCAAACTTACAGTGTTTATAAGACTATTATTATTAATCTAAAAACAACAAGTATGTACAAACCAAATCCTAAAAACACAGAAAAAGTGGTTCTTCCTCAGGAATTAGAGGAACTCGTTGAACTTATGGCAGAAAACTGCCATGAAGAATGGGCTAAAACAAGAATTGAACAAGGCTGGACTTATGGTCCTGAAAGAAACGATACTTTAAAGCATCATCCTTGTTTAGTGCCTTACTCTGAACTTCCTGAATCAGAGAAAGAATATGACAGAAATACTTCTATTTCAACTCTTAAACTTATCATGAGTTTGGGATTTGAAATAAAGAAGTCTTAATGTAACAAAATAGGCTGTCTGAGGTTCAAGAAAGCCCCCGTAATCTGCTTTAAATCGTGGGGAAATGCTTGAGATGGGTGACAGAAATCTAGATGCAGCTAGACGGGTAAGTTAGATGTTGGAGATATGGTCTGGAAGGTGACAATCTGAGTAAGACAGCCTATTTATTTGGGAATTCCTAGGTGGTAAAGACACTGAATCAAAAGAAGTATAAGATAGGGTAGACTCGCAGTAATCCTGCCTTTCTAAAAGTTCTTTTGAGCTGAAGGGATTGCGTAGGTCTTTAGTAAGTTCGATTCTTACGATTCCCACCATGTTTAGTGTTTTTGTGCTGAAAATTATTACTATCTTGGATTGTAGTAATAATTTCATTTCTGTTGTGTTTTCAAATGTATTTGTGAATTTTAAAGGTTAGTTCGTGGGATAATACTACCAAGAGTATTATCCCTTTTTATTTTATTTGAAGCTAAAACATAATAAATATGGAAGAAGAACCTTTGATATGTAGTTACTGTATGTACTTTAATACAGAAGAATGTCCTTATAAGGATATTGTAGTAGAATTAACTTATGTAGAATTTGATAACCACTATCTAACCAAAGAGGAAAAGAAAGAACCTTGGGTTAGATGCAATAAATACTTTAACTAATTATGATTACTAAACAACAATTAGAAGATTACCTTACTCCTGAACCTATTGATAATTATAGTTACACTAGGTTTGTAAGTGATTTGAAAAGTGCTGAGTCTTATGCTGTAGAAAAATTCAAGAGAGAAAAAGCTATCTACAAAGACAACATCAGATACTTAAAGATTGAACTTAATGGAGACTATCCAAAAGAATTTATCAAAGAAGCAGTTGATAATTATAAAAAGAGCTGGAAAAAAGTTACTTTTGGTATTATTGATAAAACTCCAGGTTCATATGAACCTACACAAAAATGGATTATTAGAATTGATACAAAAGAATAACACAATGAGCGACAAATTAAAACACATACTTGGGATTGAATCCCAAGAAGAAAGAAGAGAAAAACTTCTTAAAGAACTGGTTAATATCAAGGAAATAGATGGAAAAATCTATGTAGTACTTGATACTTCTATTAATCTTCTTAAACTTCCTATTGAAATGTTTAAAGAAGAAGATGTATGTAGTTTACTTAAGCAAATAAGAGAAATTAACTCTTAAAAACATGAAAAAAATAATCTTATTATTTGTACTTGTATTTATTATGCTTAGCTGTACACAAGAAATTACAGACTTTGGTATAGTTACAAAGGTTGAACTAAAAAAGAATTCCTTTATAAATGGTTATACAACTAAGTATGAAGTCACTGTAAAAGATTTTAACGCTAAATGGATAGATGACGTAATTGTATTTACTAATGAGCTATACATTGTTGGAGATACTATAAAAGTAACAAATCTAAATAATTTAAAATATGAACAACGAAATTAAAATCAATGTCCCAGAAGGAATGGAAATTGACAAAGAACATTCAACATTTGAATGTATTAAATTCAAACCTAAATGGATTCCTAAGAAAGGAGATATTGCTACAACTAGAGGCCCATTCCCGCAGGTTATACTAGTAAAGGACTACATAAAGCCTGCTGAATATATAGGATTCAAGGTTATAGGCTTAGCCGTTTTATCTACATCAAGCAGTTCATTGAGTCTGGGAGAAAAGGCTCTTTGGGTAGAACAAGAAGCTTCTGACTCAGAAAAGAAAATGCTTATTGATAAGTTAGATGAACTAGGATATACATATAATCCTAACGACACAAGAATTGTTTATGAGAAAGAAAAGAAACTTCCTAAAACTTGGGAAGAATTCTGTATTAAAAATCCAACAACTCAAAGAGAGTATTTTATCAAGACTGATTCTACCTTATCACCAACGAATCCTAGTTATAGAGATAGTATTATAGATGCTAATGTGCTTCCTTCAAGAGAATATGCCAAAGCAATGCTTGCATTGTGTAAGCTTATTCAATTAAGGGATTGTTATAATGGTGATTGGAAACCCGATTGGAGCCAACGTGATTGGAAGTATGTACTTTATTTCTATCAAGATAGAATAGTTGACCAAACCACTTGCTATGGTAATACAGTATTGTCTTTTAAAACAGCAGATTTGAGAGACACCTTTTACAAGAATTTCAAAGATTTAATTGAAGAAGCCAAACTGTTGTTATGATTTTACTGTTAATAGAGCAGAAAAGTCCACTGACTTTAGTCGTTGGATGAAAGCAACCCCGTCATGTTAAAAAGACAATAAATTTTGTAGTATCAATAAATTTTCGTATTTTTGCAAAAATAATAGCGTATGATAACCTACAAATACAAACTTTATCAAAGCAAACAAACTAAGCACCTCGATGCAATGCTGTCTGAGGCTTGCTTTGTATGGAATCATGCGCTTGCACTACAGAAACGGTACTATCGTCTCTACGGTAAGTATATTTCTTGTGCTGCAATGCAAAAGCATTTTGCAAAACGCATAAAGCGCACATATCTTCATTCACAATCAGCACAAGAAGTACTAGAACGACTTGACCTTGCATATACTAGGTTCTTCAAACATCTTGCCAAGAGACCTCCAAAGTTCAAAAAAACTGCTGACTTTACTTCCTTCTGCTATAAACAAGGAGGCTTCTCCTTATGTGGTAACGTGTTCCACGTTAACAAGATTAAGAAGGACTACAAGTTCTCCTTGTCACGCCATTACAATGGTAAGGTTAAACAAGTGAGAGTCAAGCGTTCCCACCTTAACGAGTGGTACATCTACGTCATAACAGATGCAAGTCCTAAGAGCTATACTAAGACACACGATGGTGCAAGTGTTGGCATTGACTTTGGTCTAAAGACATATATGAGCCTTTCAAACGGTAAGAAGATAAGTAATCCACAGTTTCTTAAGAAAAACCTCAGAAGACTCAAGAAAGTCTCTGAGAGGTATTCTCGATGTCTCAGTGGCAGCAACCACAAAGAGCAAGCAAGGCTTACCTTGTGCAGACTTTACGAGTCAATCAGTGATAAGAGGTCTGATTTCCAGTGGAAGCTTGCCCATGACCTCTGTAAGCAGTATGATATCATATTCATTGAGAACTTGAGCCTCAGTGGTATGATACATCTGTGGGGTCGAAAGATGAATGACCTTGCTCATGCACAGTTTGTTAGTATCTTGGAGCAAGTTGCAGCCAAATATGGTTGCACTGTGCATAAGATTGACAAATGGTTTCCAAGCAGCAAGTTATGTGACTGTGGCTTCAAAAATAACAATCTCAGTTTGAACAATAGGAGTTGGGTATGTCCGCATTGCGGGCAAATTCATGACCGTGATGTTCACGCTGCTGAAATGATACTTCGTAGGGGCATCTACGAATTGGCGAGCAACGGTAAGACCATCGAACCCATTGGTTTTGAGGCAGTTGTGTTTGAGCCAAGAATCTCATCTCTTCAGGGGTGAGAGTATGTCAATGTTAATACTACTTGTTAATGTTAATACTATGTCAATGTTAATAATACTACTTGTTTATTATTTAGGAGCAGTGGCAACGCTGCTCCTAATTTGTAGGAATATTCTATTAGAGCATTATATAGTAAAATATGTAGTAGCTACATTAATATGGCCTATCACTATTATTATTGGATTAATAACCTTGATAAAAAGAAATAATGAAGAAAACACCTGAATTTAATGTGTTGTATTTTGATTTCAATGCAAAAGAATTGAAACCTTACAACATCATTACAGAGAATCTTCTTGAAGAATTTAAGAAGAAAACAAAATCTCTGACTTCAACAACGGATAAGAAGAAAGCCTTAGATGATTATTTCCTTTACCGCTATTGGAGTAGAAGGGAATATGAACTATTTATTGGAGATGCTTTTGAGGAAGATATCTCCAAATATAAGAAAGTTGATATATACACACAGATTCAAATGAATTTTGATGTTATATATGAACTTATAATTAAAGCAACTAACTAAATGTCTAACAATAAAATTAAATTAAAATGATTAGTCAAGAAGAAAAGAAACAAAGAACAAAGAGAATCGTTATCTGGAGTGTAGTGGCAGTTGTGGCAGCTGTATTGCTAGTAGACAGTTTCTACACTATCAAATCCACTGAAAGAGGTGTGTTAAGCACTTTTGGAAAAATTAATGATATTAGTATTGGTGATGGCTTACATGCAAAGATACCATTCATCCAAACAGTGCGTAAAGTCAATGTCCAGCAAAAGAAATTTGATGGAAGAGAGCAAAGTTACACAAGGGATGTCCAAACATCAGATGTTGAATATACTATCAACTATGATTTAGTTAAGGAGAATGTCACTAAGCTTATGAAGAATGTTGGTGATGATTATCATAACCGCATTGTTATTCCTTTTATCAGGTCTTCTATGAAGCAATCCTTTGGTAATTTTGCTGCAACAGAGATTGTTGAAAATCGTGATGTTGTAAGACGAGAGATTGAACAACAGTTAAGAAGAGTACTTGATAGCACATACTTTATGAACATTCAATTTCAAATCACAAACATTGACTTTGATGATGACTTTGAGAAGGCTATTAAGGAAAAGCAAGTAGCTGAACAGAATGCCTTAAAGGCTAAGAATGTGACTATTCAAGTTGAAGAACAAGCTAAGCAAACTAAAATTAAGGCTCAAGCAGAAGCTGAGGCTATTAATATCAAGGCAAAGGCATTGGAAGCCAATCCTAACTTGACTACTTATGAAGCAGTACAAAGATGGGATGGCAAGATGCCCCAGTATATGTTAGGTAATTCAGTTCCTTTTGTTAACTTAAAGTAAAAACCTAATGGCCAAAAGATGGACAAAACAAGAAGATGAGATTCTTGTTAAATTAATAGAAAAAGGCAAACTTCCACAAGCTATAAGTGAAGTAAGTGCTTCTTTGGGTAGGACAGAAGCAGCAGTATATGTAAGGTATTGTTTTCTAAAAAAGAATCAAAAACCTACAAATGAAAACAGGAACTTCTATACTGAAGAAGAAAACAAGATTGTATTAGATTATATAACTGACCCCAAAAACACTAATTTGCAAGGATTGTTTAATCAGTTAAATAGAAGTAAAAATTCTATATATATTAAGATACATCAGTTAAAAAAGCGACATCCAGAATTAAAAATAAGAGATTTCACTAATCTTGAAGCAATGGATATAAAAGACTTAAAGCAAATATTAGCAGAAGAAGTAACAAACAACAAGCATAATTTAAGTCAGGCTTTTAGAAATGTTGCTGAAAAGACAGGTTTATCTCCAAATACCATAAAGCAATATTGGTATAGAACTGGTATCTCTAAAGGCAGAGATGAATTAAACAGAAAGAATATGCCCGCTTTGTTCTATACAAGCGACTCCAAAGGAGCTTCAAAGAACGAAAAGAACACTAATGTGATACAAGTATCTAAAGGAAAGTACATATTTAATATGGTTACTTCCTGGTTAAATAACAAGTTTAAAGTAAAATCAACAACTAAAAAGAATTCAAAATGAAAAGGATTAGAGCAACCTTAAACGAAGACAATGTAAAGTTCTATTATAATGAAAAGAAAGGTACTGTAGTTTGTAAAATTACAAGTAATCTTGGACATATACCAGTTTTAGATGGAAAGTTTAGCTTTATTGATGTTGAAGTTATAGGAAAAGCAGTTTGTGGAAAAGACGATAAGTATGATGAAGTAAAAGGTAGACAAATTGCTGAATCCAGAGCGAAAGTAGAACTGTACAGAAAAATCAAGGAAGTTATTATTGAGCTTAAACATCAACTCTTCAATGAAGAAATGGATTTGACAAACCAAAAGACAAGATACGAAAGACTAATTTCAAAGGAAGTTTCTCATATTAAGGAGCTTACGTTATGAAAAAATGGACTGAACTTGAAGATAAACTAATCTTGGATTCAATTCCAGAAGATGGAGTGTTTACAAGAGAGCTTGCCTTGATTTTAAAAAGACAGCTTCCTGACAGGACAGTACGTTCAATCAAACAACATTATTATGATAAGTTGAAGAAAAAATGGCTAGAAAACAAAGTAAAAGAAGCAGAAGCAATAGCTACTACAACTAAACTAAGTTTCTGGCAAAAGTTTATTAACCTATTTAAATCCAAATAAATATGAATAGAGAAGAACTCAGTGCTTATGTATGTTCTAAGATAAGTCAAAGCAATAAACCACAAAATATTGCGTTAATGGCAGGTACTGGAGTTGGCAAGTCAAAACTATCACTTGACATAATAAGGAAAATTGATTTTAAAAACTCTAAGACCTTAATACTTATTGCAGAAAGAGCACATAAGAAAAATTGGGAGGAAGAAATTGAGAAGTGGTATCCTGAACATATAGGAAGCATTGAGTTCTTCTGTTATGCTTCAATGCATAAGTTAAAGAATGAATATGACTTCATTATATTTGATGAAGCACATCATCTCAACACTTCTATAAGACTTGGATACTTTGGTACTCTTGTTCCTAAATTAAGGATATTTCTTTCTGCTACATTAAGTTATAATCTCTTAAGTAAACTTGAATATTGTATGAAAGAGACAATAACCAAAATAAATTATTCACTTCAAAACGCTATTGATTCAGGAATAATACAAAAACCTGAAATAAGACTGATTCCTTTGGAACTAGACAATACAACAGCTAATGAAGAAATAGTTGAGACTTGGGGTAAGGAGAAACTTAGGAAAAAATTATATTGTGACTATAATCAAGTCTTTAGAATTACTAGTAAGTTATTCAAAAAGACTAATCCTAATGCAGAAGTTCACATCAGATGCACTCAAGCACAACATTATGAATATCTGACTAAAAAGATGGATTATTATAAGAGATTATTTGAGATGTATAGAATTGAAATAATGAAAAATCAATGGTTACAATATGGTTCAAGAAGAAAGAGATTTCTTGGAGAACTTAAAACCAAAGAAGCAAAGAGACTAGTTAAGTATGTAAAAGACAAAAGATTTATATGTTTTTGTACCTCAATTGAACAAGCAAATGAATTAGGAGGAAAATATGCAATTCATTCAAAGTCTGATTCTAAAGCTTTGGAAGATTTTAATAATTTCAAATCCAATAAATTGTTTGCTGTCAATATGTTACAAGAAGGTATGAACCTGAAGGGAATTGAGGTTGGGATAATTGTACAATTAGATGGTCAGAAATTGAGATTTATTCAACGCACTGGAAGAGTGTTAAGGTCTGATTTTCCTGTACAATATATCCTATATTTCAAGAATACTAGAGATGAAGAGTATTTAGAGAATGCATTGGAAGGTATAAATGAAGAATATGTAAAAGTGTTTGATTATGAAGATAACAATTGATGAAAGAGTACTAGAAAAATATGATTTAACTTTAGAAGAATTTCTGTTTTGGTATCTTTGTATGAGAGGATATAACATAGATAACATAAAAGAAAAACTTATAGAGAAGAATCTAGCTAGTAAAGACTTATTTAAAGACTTTAATGTAATATTAAGCGATAATCAAAAAGACTTAGTAGCTTCTATATTAATTGATTCAAGTTTATCCAAGGATGAAAATTTGGATTTTGAAGATATTGCAAAAGCAATGAGAGAAGTATATCCAAGTGGAGTAAAATCGGGAACTTCTTATTATTGGAGAGATAGCACTGCTATTATAATACATAAATTAAAAACTCTCAAAAGCAAGTATGCATTTAATTTTACAAAAGAACAAGCAGTAAATGCTACAAAAAGATATGTAGAGTCTTTTAATGGAGACTATACATATATGCAGTTGCTGAAGTACTTTATTCTTAAGAAGGACCCATCTACTGGAGAATTAAGGTCGGATTTTATGTCTTACATAACTAATGAAGGACAAGAAGATTTAGACAATAATTTATGGCAGACACATTTGGTATGAGTGAAGGTTTAGTACAAAGAGCAATAACTAATCTTAAGAAAAGAAGACAAAACCTTCTTGATGGTAAGATTAACAGTATTCCTTCTCCTTTTAGAAGGTTTTCTTATGATTTCATAGGATTAGAACAAGGATGCTATTATTTGATTACATCTTATTCCAAAGGAGGAAAAACTCAATTTGTCCTTAATCTATTGTTTGAGGCTCTTATGTATATTTTTAATAATCCAGATAAGGCGAGACTTAAAATATTTTATTTTAATCTTGAGGAAAAAGACGAAAGAATCTTTAATAGGTTCCAAAGTTGGCTTCTTTTTAAGTTAGATAAGATAAGAATTTCTCCTTCAGACTTAAGAAGTTCAAGAAATGATGCTCCATTACCAATTGAAATATTGGAATTATTAGAAAGCGAAAGATATAAGCCTTATTTTGACTTTTTTGATAAAGTGTTTACTTTCAGTAATACAGGCAATCCAACTGGCATCTATAAAGAAATAAAAGCTTATGCTGAAGAACATGGTACTGTACATAAAAAGAAAGTATCTTATAATGAAAATGAGGTATTTGATTATTATGAAGCCGATGATGAGTTTGAATATAGAATTGCTGTAATTGACCACGGAAGTCTTATTGATTCTGAAAAAGGAATGTCCAAAAAAGAAACTTTGGATAAAACTAGTGAATATCTTGCAAAAGAGTTAAGAAACAAATATAATATAACTCCAATAGTTATTCAACAGCAATCTACTGAAAATGAGAGCAGTGACAACTTTAAGTTAGGAAGAATAAGGCCTTCTTCATCAGGTTTAAGTGATTCTAAATATACAGCAAGAGATGTCAATGTATTAATGGGCCTCTTTAATCCTTTTAAATTTGGATTAAGAGAATATATGGGGTATGACATAGTAAGATTAAGAGACCATATAAGATTTTTGGAAATGTGCCTTAACAGAGATGGTGAGTTAGGAGGTATGGCAGCACTGTTCTTTGATGGCGCAACTTGTAGTTTCTTTGAGATGCCATTGCCTGATAATAAAGCAGAACTTGAGAAAGTTTATAAATATGCAGAGAGTTTAGATAAACCAAAGAAAGTAGAGGCTACTTTATTTGGTTGGTTCAAGAAATTAAATATATTTAAAGTAAAAACAAATTAAATGTCAGTATTAGTAGCAATTTTAGGAAGTAGTGGTGATGGTAAAAGCACTTCTACTATTATAGGGCCAGATGGTAAATATGACCCTAAGAATTATCAAGGAATGAATCCTGATAGTCATTTTATTATGAATCTAGATGGTAAGGCTTTGCCTTTCCCTGCTGGAATGTGGTGTAAAGAGAAACATAATTATTGTGAACCAAAGGATTTTGCTGAAATTAAGAAATGGTTAGACTATTGTTCAAAACAAGAAAACATTAAATCAATTTCTATTGACACAATCAATATTTATTTATCAATGAAAGAATTTAATGAAAGGAAAAAGCTTAGTTTCGACCAGTGGCGTGATGTGGCTATTGCATAATTAAAATATTTTTCGTATCTTTGCACCAACTTTAATTATAAAAATATGTTGGACAAAGATTTAATTTTAGCAAAATTAGAAGAAAACCCAGAATTAACAGTTTGTAATTTATCTACAATGTTTAATGAACCTCTCAAAAATATGAGAGATTTTATTGAAAGAGAAAATATTAAAACTTTCTCTTTTTCAGAGAAACTTGCCTTAAGAAACAAAATATTATGTACTCAACCTCCTATAGAAATATCTCCTATGGCAAATCAACTTATTTTAGGTTCAATGTTAGGAGATGGTTCTATAATAAGAAAGAGAACAAATTGTATTTTGGTAGTAAGGCACAGTCTAGTTCAAAAACAATATGTATTACATAAGTATAAACTGTTTGAACAAAGTGGACTTCACGTTAAGTATAGTGAACGTACAAATTCTTACAGAAACGGAATAATAAATGGAAGAATTATTAAAGACAATGGGTATTGTCAAATAGTTACCAAAGTAAACCAATCTTTTAATAAATATAGAGAAGATTGGTATAATCCCAAGAAAGAAGTTCCAGATACTATATATGAATTAGGTCCTATAGGATTAGCTATATGGTATATGGATGATGGAGCAATACATCATCCAACAGGAGCTTACTTTAGTACAAACGGTTTTAATCATAATAGTCAACTTAAATTACAAGATATGATGATTAAGAATTTTGGTCTTACTGTACATATACATAAAAATAAAGATAAAGAAATATTGTATTTAATACAAAAAGACTATAACAAGTTTGTAGATATTATAAAAGAATTTGTATGTCCTGAAATGAATTATAAAATCATTGGCCACAATAAACAGGGTGAATTGCTGGAAAGCTAAGGATTTGCTATCTATGCCAATCAGCAGCCAAGCTACAGAAAAGCATAAAAGTATGTAGAAGGTTCAGAGACTAACTGATGAGTAGCTTAAACAATAAATCAGACAAGAGTGCCCTGCCTTTGTAGAGATACAAAGTGATGATATAGTCCGATACTCCTTTGAAAGAAGGAGAGTACAAGATAAAGAGCTTGTATGTAACAAAACGAATGATGTAATTGAACTTAATTCAATTTGTAACAATCTAAGAAATGACCAAATAGTATATGTTATGGGTCACACAATGCTTCAAACCCAATCAGACGGCACTGAAAAAATGGTTTTCAGTGTTATTGGAAAAAAGCTAACCAAAGTACAGCCAGAAGGATTCTATCCAATAGTCTTTATGACTAGAGTAGATTATGGTGATGAAGGAGATAATAGATATTATTTCCAAACAAAAGCAAATCATTCATCTGCAAAAACTCCTATTGGAATGTTCGATAAGTTTGAAATTCCCAACAGTCTTAAACTTGTGGATGACACAATTAGAAAATATTATGCCATTTAATGGTGAAAAAAAAATAACAAATCAATCAATCAAATTAATTAATTATGGAAAAGAAAGAATTATCAACAAGACAGTGGGCTACAATCAAGAGAACTGCCCAAAATGTTTTACCTCTTATTCAAAAGAGAGAGAAATTACAGAAGTATGTGGAAGAACTTGAAACCATCAACGCACAGATTGAAGGTATGGAGTATGGCACTAAGGCTCTTACTGGTGGTTATACCAGTGAAGAAATTGTCAAGAGAGTTGTTAGTGACTATGTTGACCCTACCACAGGTGCAGTTAAGACTGACAAGGATGGTCGTGCTTTGAAGATTACAAAGTATGTTCCCAATACTGACATTGTGGAGTTTGATGCACAAGCTAATGTGTACTACATTACTCCAAAGCCTGTTGAGACAACAGAAGAAGTAAATCAATAATTAATAATTTAAAAGTAATATTACTATGGCAATTGCAAAAGGTAATGAAACAAAAGAAGTATCATTCAAGAGATACACTGGAATTGGTAATGTGAATGTGTTGGCTATCAATCCTACTAAGGCAGAATTAGCTAAGCTTGGTAGAGAGGTTGAAGAAGAGCCTGTTTATGTAACTGAGAAGGATGGTGTAAAGTCTATTAGACTTTCCCTTTATGTAAAGCCTATTGAAATTGATGATATTCTCACTATGAGTTTCTTCATTAGGAATCAAAGATTTGCTAGCAAGGACAAGGGAACTTTCCAAGTTATTGACTCCTATGGAAGAACTGCTTGGGTTACTGAGGAACAACTCAAGAATCACGATATTCCTGTGTATTCCAATGGTAATGCTGCCAGCATTGCAAATAACTATCGTCCTGCATTCAGTGGAGAAGATAACTTTACACAGTTTATGAAGACTTATTTGGGTATTCCTAATTTAACTGCTTATGTTAATGGACAATGGGTACCTAATCCAAAGGCTACACCTGCTGATTGTGAAGTCAGATTTGACCATATTGACCGTTGGTTTAACAACGACACCAAAGAAGCTAAGGATGCTTTTGCTTATCAGCCTAATAACACCATTCAAGTGCTGTTCGGTGTAAGAACTGATGACCAAAACAGAGAGCATCAAACCTTCTTTATTGACAAGTTCTATAGAGGAATCAAGACTACTGACGGTAAATATCAATCTGAAGGTTTTGCTAAAGAGTTGGATAAGATTAACACTAATCCTGCAACTAGCGGAAGATATGCAAACACTGAATTCACTTTTGGTCCTTTGAAGGAGTATTCTCCTACTGCCACTAACTTTGAGGCAGAAGCTTCTTCTACCACAGATAATCCCTGGGATTAATTATGATTGCATTAGGTAAGGAGACAGTAGATTATCATGTACTGTCAAAAGAAGTGGACTTCTCTGTCCTACTCAATGAATTCTTTGGAATTACAAAGATACCTTGCCTAATAAAATCTCCTTTAAGAGACGATAAACATCCTTCATTCAAAATATACTCTCCTGATGGTGTAAATCTTTATTTTAAGGATTTCTCCACAGGAGAGCATGGAGGAATGTTAAAGTTCTTCTCTTTATATTGGGGTGTGAGTATACCAGAAGCTGTTGAAAAGTTAAATAAAAACCTTATTGAAACTAAAGATAACAGCAACAAAAAAGCAAAAAAAGCGGTAACTGTAAATCATACCTTGGATTCCAGCAAGAATATAGAAGTAAAAGTAAGAAACTGGAAACCTTATGACAAAGAATATTGGGAGTCTTACGGAGTGACAATCGAAGCCTTAAAGAAAGCAGATGTATATCCTGTATCTCATAGGATTATTGAGAAGGATGGTAAAACAATGGCTATTCCTATGGATAAACTAGCTTATGCATATGTTGAAAGAAAAGACAAGAAAGTTACTATAAAGTTATATCAGCCTTATAATACAAGAGGATATAAATGGTTAGGTACTCATAGAGGGGATGTTATATCATTATGGAGTACCTTACCTGAAAAAGGAGATAAAGTTTGTTTGTGTTCAAGTGTAAAAGATGCATTATGCCTTACCTGTAATACTGGAATTCCTGCTATAGCATTGCAAGGAGAAGGATATGTAATGAGCACTACTGCACAGAAAAACCTTAAATCAAGATTCAAGAATATCTATATCCTTTATGATAATGATAAGGCAGGTTTGGCTTATGCACAAAAGACTTCAGAAGAAACTGGATTCAAAAACATAATACTCCCACAATTTGAAGGAGGTAAGGATATTTCAGATTTTTATAAAGTAGTAGGCAAGGAGAAATTCATTGAAACTATAACCCCATTATTTAACAATTAACAATTTATTACAATGACAAGAAAAGAAATTTATGCAAAGATTAAGGAACTTAATCTCTCTGAAGAAGTAAAGAAACAATTTGGTGACAATTACACCAGAGTTTCAAGTGACAAGCTTGAAGCTTTGATTAACAGTAAAACTAGTAAGAAGAAGACTCTTTCTATCCAAGAAGTCAAGATTAAGAAGAACAATACAGAAGAAGCACTTTTCTACTTGCTTAGTTTGCTTCGTTCTAAGAGTATCCTTACTAAGGATGAAGCTAATCAAGTTGCTGATTATTTGAAACATTAATCAATTCTTATTCTTTAAGGGGGAGGTGAAGCTATTATGCTTTGCTTCCCCCTTATTTTTTATTTAACTATAAACATAAAACAATGATAGTAAACACAGAAGAAAGTCACGAAGCTTCTTATATAGGAAATATTGAAGAAAATAGAGTAGGTATAGATAAGGAGAATGTCAACTTTCTTGCTACTTTGTTGACTTCAAACCTATATTCAAAACCATTGGAATCCTTTCTTAGGGAAACTGTATCAAACGCTTATGATTCCCATGTAGAAGCTGGCACAGAAGAGCCTATATTGTTGTTAATTGAAGATGATAAAGAAAGTAATTATAACTATAGAATATCAATTAGGGATTATGGTACTGGAATAAGCCCTGATAGATTTGAAAAGATATATAGGAATATAGGAAGTTCTACTAAAAGAGATAGTAATGACTTCATAGGAATGTTCGGTATATAAAAATTATGACCATTGCCGAACTAAAATCCCTGAAAAAATCTGGAAGCCTAAGTCGAAAGATATGGTAATCAGAGGTGAAGGTTTATCTAAGATAAACCAGCCGCAACGCATATGGAGTGAAAAGATATAATCTCCACAAGAGGCAGGGACATTGTATAAACAATGAAAAGATATGCTGAACTTGTAGGAAACTACAAGAATTAAAGGATAAAAAGCCTTTAAGTTAACAAATGATTGGTCGATTTAGTTGCTTAGCTTGTACTAATGTAGCAAACATAACTTCTTATTATGAAGGAAAGAAATATTCCTATGTAATGTATAAAAATGGAAATGGTATAAATATAGACAGGTTATCTGTTACAGAAGGAGACTTTAAGAATGGGTTAGAAGTTTCCATAAAGATGAGAATACATAATGATAGTCAGCTTACAGATGCAATAAAAACATTATGCTTATTTGATAAGCTATATGTTGAATATTCTGGTAGGAATTATTCTATAATAAGTAGGGTAAGAGAATTCAATGAAAGAAAAGTAACAGAATATAAATACTTTAAAACTTGTAATCTTATAAATTATTATTGTTATTTTAGTCTAGGAAAAGTATTATATACTGACAATGATAGATTAATTCCATCTAAATTTCAGACTCGTGGATTAATTGTTGATTTACCTATAGGAATGGTAGATATTGTTCCTAATAGAGAAGCTCTTCAGTTTAATGACAGGACTAAAAAAGTAGTTGATGCAACGCTTGATATAGTTAAAGATGAACTACAAGAAATTGTTAATACTGCTTTATCTAATGATTTTACATTAAGAGAGTTCTATTTAAAACTTGTAGGTGATTCATATTGTAAAATAGATACTGATTTAAACATTAATTACTCTGATGTTTCACTGAATTATACAAGTATAAAAATAAACAATACTGTAATTCCAAAAAACTTTAGAGAGTTTTTAAATGATATACATTATATGTCTATTCCTAAAACAGACATATATATGAATAATTATTTGGATTCCTATGATGTAAGAAGGTTGTATCTAAAAAAATTTATAACAGGGGAGATAAAGCTATTTGAAAAAGCTGACAAAACATTTAAGAATATAACAAAGTCCTACATTTCAACAACAGTAAAAAAGAAAGCAACAATCTTAAACTTTTGTGGAGCTGCTGCATTGAAGTATGCAATAACTACTTATTGTAAAAATGCAGGTTACAACTATTCAGATTGTATAGATTTCTTAATAAATAACCTAAACATAGAAAAAATAGGTAATGATGATGTTCCAGATTCATATGTAGACTATTTCAAGAGAGACAAAAAAGAAAAAAGAGTATCGGCAGATAGTATAAAGGAAATGTCTTATAGATTGTATAGGTATAACAGCTATGTCAACTGTGGAGATTTATCTTATTATCTAAAAGAAAAAGGAATAGTAGTATATACCTATAACACTAAGGAAGATGATATGCTTAGAAATCTTTCTGAAATTACTTGCAATATTCCTTGTATACAAGCTTTAATTACAGTAAAGAAAGAAGAAGCTGTGTTTATTGAAGGAAATAAGAAGTTTGTCAAGTTAGAAGACTTTATGAAGAGAAGTATCTTAAAGAAATTAGCTACTGCTTATATCATCTATACAAACATGACAGAACAAGGTCTTAATTTGAATTATTACTGTAGTGATGAGTACTTTATTCCATTGGTTAAAGAATTTAGAAATAAATACAAAGACTGTTTTACTGTAGTACTTAATACAACTTCTTGGTTTCAAGGATTAGTAAAAGACTTTGAAAGCAAAGGACTTGTCAATACTCAAGATATTGAATATTTCAAATTAACCGAAGATGAATTAAAAGCTTATAAATTCTGGAATTCCGCTAAGAAACATTGTAAGGAATATACACAAAGATTTGTATATAAAAAGATGGGTAAACACCCAAGAATAGGATTAGATTTAAAACAATTACCAAATTTAAACAAAGAAAACAATGAGTAATTTTAAAGCATTTTGTAAAGATGGTACACTACAGGTAGTGTTCTCAGATGGTACACAAATAATCACAGATTGTGATGGTGAATTATGGGATTTCCTTATTGCTAATCAAGACAATGAGGAAATTGTAAAGAAGAGACTTCTTCCTAAAGAAGAAGTGGAAGGAAAGCTTATAGCTGACAGAGTACAGCATTCAAAAGTTCTTACATTAAGAGGAAACTCTGTATATATGTTAGATATTTCAGAACAAAGTATCCCAAGTGACTTTGTTGAGAAGATTCTTGAGGCAGAAGAGGAAGGCAATGAAGCTGAAATCAAGAAGTTTAAGAACTTCTGGACTTTAGTTTCATTGAATCCTGACTCTAGAGTAAGGAATAACCTGTTTTGGTTTATCAGAAAATGGGATATGAAGATTACTGAAGCTGGACTTATTGTTGCATATAGAAACGCAGATATTAAGGAAGAGTCAGGATATTCTACTGAACAAGTTAAGAATATAATTAATTCCTATTATCAAGCAAAATATGTAGAAGATAAGAATCCCTATGAAATATATGGAGTAGATGGTGGTATTAACGAAATGTCTTTGGGAGAAATATATGATGACATTGTTAATAAAGGAGCAAACTCTCCTACATATACTGACCAACATAGTCATTCCACTATAATTAAGTTAGGACAACCTGTAAGAATGCCTAGAGCGCAAGTTGATGATAATCAAGAACATAGCTGCTCATTAGGCTTGCATGTGGGGGCCAAAGGTTGGCTTAAAAACAATTATTATGGAGCTGTTGGATTACAAGTTTTAGTAAATCCTACTAACGTGGTTGCAACGCCGACTATAGACCAATACGGCAAGATGAGAACCTGTGAATACTTCCCTGTGGCATTGATTGATTTTGATGAAAATGGAGATGTTATTGAGCCTGAATGTCCTTTATATAATGATGTTGCCTATCTTAAGCAATTGACTTATGAAGGAGAAATTAATAATGAAGATGTGGATAAATATACAATTATTGAAACACATCTTACTAGGGAACAAACATATGACAGTATTCTTAAGAGATTGGAATCATTAAATAATAATTAATCTAACTTCCTAATGACAGAGATTGAGTATTTTTGCAACTGGTCTAAGGTAATTGACTTCAATCTCTTGCATAAAGCACTTGATGAAATAAAAAGACTGAATATCAAGGATTTGTGTCCTTCCTATAAGAATATCTTCAAAGCATTTAACCTATGTGATTATAATAATTTGAAGGTTATTCTGCTTGGAATGGATCCCTATTCACAAAGAGGGGTTTCCACAGGAGTAGCATTTGCTAATAATAATGATATCAAGTGTATATCTCCGTCTCTTAAGGTATTATTAAAGAGTGCCAGAGGAGAAGAAAAAGCCCCTTATGATTTGGTTGATTGGTGTAATCAAGGTATATTACCATTAAATGCCAGTTTAACTACTATGGTAGGAAAGACTGGAGTTCATAGCTGGATATGGAGACCTTTTGTAAGTTCACTCTTGCATAAGGTCTCCATTAGTGACAGAGCATTGGTTTTCATTCTCTTAGGTAATGATGCCCAATCCTTTGAGAATGTAATCTATAAAGAAGGAAACTTTATACTAAAGGAAAAGCACCCTTCTTGGTATGCAAGAAATAATGTTGATATGCCTGACAAAGTGTTTAGAGAGACTGAAACAATTCTTAAAGACTATAGAAATTTTGAATTAATATGGTGATTAGAAGAAACAATAGGAAGAAAAAGCAGGAGAAGGAAGAAAACAAAAAGGTAAAAAATGCTACAAAGATAGTAAAGTATGGGATACATTTTAAATCAAAGCTTGAAGTTATGGTATATGAAACCTTAGTCAAGAATGGAATGAATCCTAAATATGAACCTACAACTTTTGTATTATGGAAAGGATTTAAACCTACAGCTAAAGTTTATGACAGAAAGAACAAAACAGAGTCAGGTTCTTTTCATCAAGAGACTGATAAAATCATAGATATAAAATATACTCCAGATTTTATCTTTGATTATAAGGGTCTTACTGTCATAATAGAAGCCAAAGGAAAACAAAATGAAGTTTTTCCATATAAGAAGAAATTGTTTATAAGCTTGTTAGAAAAGATGTCCAAAACTTTCTATTTTGTAGTAAGAACAAAGAAGGAAACACTTGAAGCTATTAACATTATTAAAAATTATACAGAATGAAAATATTGGAATAGATTTAGAAGCAACTAAAGTTGCTGCCCGAAAAAGACAGAAAAATTTGTCAAACGTGTATAGAACAAAGAGATTTTGAAAGACTGTTAGAAATTGTAGAGTCTTTTGAACTCAAGGTTAGAGAACTATCTGATATGGTTGCAAAATATGCAAATGCTAATTCCTTACCTGATATTGAAGAAGAAGAGCAACCTATCAGATATGGTTACATTAGTGATTTTTGTGACGAAGAATTTAGTATATGAAAGAATTAAAAGACATAGCATTAAATATTACAGAAGAAGAATATAGGGCAGACCCTGCTCTGTCTTATTCTACATTATCCAGATTTGAAAGAGAAGGATTTGATGGATTAAGCAAATTATTTGAAAAAACAGAAACTCCTTCTTTGATTTTTGGAAGTATGGTAGATACCTTGATTACTGGCAGTGTTGAAGAATTCAATGAAAGATTTGTATTAGTACAAGACTTTGGTTTAAGTGATACCTTAAGGCAAATTACAAAGAATTTATATGATATATATAAAGGATTTTATAATAGCTTAGAAGATATTCCTGACCAAATACTTTCAGATGTAGCTATAAATTGTGGATATTATACTGATGCAAAGTATTATAATGTAAGGGTTAAGAAGGTAAAAGAGTGTTCTCCTTATTATGATGAACTAAAGAGAATAGATGGTAAAACTCCTGTTACTCAATTGCAGTACAATGATGCTTTTGATTGTGTAAGAATTTTAAAGACTTCTCCTAATACTGAATTGTTGTTTGGGGAAGATACTGACACTCTCAAACATTATTATCAGTTGAAATTTAAAGGAGAGTATAATGGTATTCCTTTGAGAGCAATGATGGACCTTTTGCTTGTAGATTATGAGAATAAAGTGATTTATCCTTATGACCTTAAGACATCAGGACATCCTGAACATCAGTTTTATAAGAGCTTTATTGCTTGGAATTACTCTATACAGGCCCAGCTCTACTATGAATTAATTAAGCAAAATATTGAAAAGGATGATTACTTTAAGGATTTCAAGATTGCAGACTATCAGTTCATAGTAATTTGTAATGGTACAAGAACTCCTCTTGTTTGGGAATTTAAAGGAACTAAAGCTATTACAGATTGTGAATATGGAGAATATAAATTACCTAATTGGAGAAAGCTTGCAACTGAACTTTGGTATTATCTTAGTGAAAAGCCGAGAGTGCCTATTGGCATAAAATTAGATGAACCTAATAATATTATAGAATGGTTAAACAAATATAATAATATATGATAAAGAAAGTAAAGAAAAGAGATGGTACTATTCAAGAGTATCAAGTTGAGAAGATTAAAACTGCACTTTTAAAAGCCCTTAACGAGGTTAATGAACCACAATGGAAAACACAGTGTTTTGATATAGACGACCTTGTTAAGGAAATTCAGTATGAAATTGAAGATAAAGCAAATAAATTGCAACCTACAACTGATATAGATACTGTTGGAATTGAGTTTATTCAAGATTGTGTTGAAGATGTATTGATGGATTTTAATCTTAAGAAGACTGCAAAAGCTTATATCTTATATAGGTCAGAGCATAAAAATGTTAGATTCTTAAAAGAAAGAATTGACTATATGAATGAGTATAGTAATTCTGACACTAATGCAGCTTCTGCGAGTGAAACAGATGCAAATTCAAATGTAACTACAAAGAATGTTGCCAATCTTGAAGGAGAAGTTTATAAGCAGACAAATAGAGCTATTCAAAGATACAGAATGAAGGAACAGCTTAATAAGACATTTCCTGAGGTAGCTTCCCAATACGCTAAAGACTTAAAAGCTGGAATTATCTATGTGCATGATGAAGCATCTTCTCCAGTACTTAAGTATTATTGTGAGGCAGTTACATTATACCCATTAATGACTGAGGGTGTAGGTAATCTTGATAAAGTTACTCCTTCTGCTCCAAACGATATTGAATCTTTTAGTGGACAAGTTACAAACGCTGTGTTTCTGTTAAGTTCCCAGTGTAAAGGTGCTGTAGCTCTTGGAGATTACTTTGTTGCACTTAATTATTATGTAGTTTCTGAATTTGGAGAAAAATGGTATGAAAGGTTAGATGAAATTGTAACCAAAAACCTAAAGAAAGACCATGATGTAAAATATTTTATTCGTAAAGGAATGAAACAATTTATATATGGAGTAAATCAGCCAGCTGGTAATAGGAGTTACAATTCACCGTTTACAAATGTAAGTTACTACGATTCAGTATATTTCAAAGCATTGTTTGGAGACTTTTATTATCCTGATGGTACTCAACCTGAATGGAAAGCCATTGATACTCTTCAAAGAATGTTTATGGAATTACACAGAGAACTAAGACTTATAAAACCATTAACTTTTCCTGTGTCAACAACTGCTTTAGTACATAATAATAAAGAATTCCTTGACAAGGAATATAAGGAGTTGTGTGCTGAAGAATGGGCTAAAGGAGGAAGTTTCTTCTGCTATAATAGTGATAATCCTTCATCTTTGGCTAGTTGTTGTAGAGTCTTGAATGAAATAAGTGATAATACTTTCAGTTCAACTACAGGAATGACTGGTATTATGACAGGCTCTTGTAATGTTATTACTCTTAATATCAATAGGATTGTTCAAGATTGTGCTAGAAAACATAACTATTGCATGTTGGAATATAACCAACCACAATATATATCTATTTATGGAAGGTTTTTAGATTGCTTAAGAAACGATTTAATTGAAATTCTTGAGAGAGTATATAAATATCACATTGCATTTAAAACAATGCTTTATGATTATGAAGACAAAGGAATGTTTACCGCTTCAAATGCAGGATATATCTATATGAAAAAACTATATAGTACCATAGGAGTAATTGGATATTTTGAAGCAGCAAAGTTTTTAGGAATAGAAACTTCTAACAATAAAGAATATAAGAAGTTTTTATCTATTATTTTAGGTACTATCAAAGAACAAAATAAGATACATTCAATTAATGATAAGAAAAGACCATTCTTATTTAATAGTGAATGTATTCCAGGGGAACAAACAGCCATTCGTTTCTATGATAAAGATAAGAAGGATGGCTATTATGTTCCAGAAGACCAAAATCTATATAACTGTTACTTTTACAATCCTTGGGATAATACATCAGTGTTAGATAAACTAGCTCTTCATGGAAGAGATATAAACAAATTTAGTGATGGAGGACAAGCTTGTCATGTGAATTTGGATGCTCATTTGACTAAGGAGCAATATCTTAAGATACTGGATTTTGCATTAGCAAATGGCACAAATTATTTTACTTTCAACATCCCAATGAGTGAATGCAAGGATTGTGGCCATACAGTAAATTCACCAATAGATAAGTGTCCTATATGTGGTTCTAATAATATAAGGTATTGGACAAGAATAATTGGATATCTTACTGCTATAGACAATTGGTCAAAAGGTAGACAAATAGAACAAAAGACTAGAGTCTACACTAAAGAAGAAGATATTAAACTCTAATTCAAATATAGAAAAGGAACAAACAAGCAGGGGTAGAAATACTCCTGCTTTTATTATATATGATTAAATATACAGAAACACAAGTTACTTTTTCAGAAATTCCTGATGAGATATCTCTGTGTATTAATATAAGTAATTGCCCACATAGATGCGTTGGATGCCACTCTCCACATTTGCAGGAAGATGTTGGAGAAGAGTTGACTTTTGAAGTACTGGATAAACTTATCAATAAAAATAGAGGAATTACTTGTGTTTGTTTTATGGGAGATGCAGGAAGCCCAATGTCAATAGCTATTTTTGCAACACACATAAAGAACATGTTTGGTTTAAAAACAGCATTATACACTGGACTTGATTATCATCTTAACAGTATGGCAGAAGTAGTAATTCATCCTCATACTGAATGGTTTGACTATATCAAGACAGGCCCATACATAGAGGCTTTAGGTCCTCTCAATAAGAAAACAACAAACCAGAGAATGTATAAGAAGATTTCTGATAAACCAATTAAATTTGAGGATATAACTTATAAATTTCAGAAAGGAGAAAATAATGTTTGAAGAAAATTCTATAGTACGATGTATAGCAAAAGAATTAAATAAATTTACTGAAGGAAATGCATATAGAATAATAAGTAAGGATTTTGAACATTCTAAAGGGTATGAGTATGGAATAGTCAATGATGCAGGATTAATTGATTATTTTGATGAAGGAACAATTGAAGAGAATTTTACAGATAAGGATGTTCCAGATAAAATAACTTATTTTTCAAGTGCAAATGAAGAATCTGAGATTAAAGATAATGTAAACCATCCTTCACATTATACTTGGTTGAAAGATTTGTGTGGTGTAGAACCTATTGATATTTGCAGGCATCTTGATTTTGATTTGGGGAATACATTGAAATATATCTTAAGAGCAGGACATAAGAAAGATATTTCAATGACTGAAGGGGAAAAGACAATTGAAGATTTGAAAAAAGCAATATTCTATATTAATGATAAAATAGAAATGTTGGAAAATGAAATTAAAAACAAACAATAAATTTAGCAAATGGTTGTTTAAGTTAGCTTGTAAATTTGGGTATACTGCTTTTTATTTAGAACCTAAAACAGTATATATCACTCCAAGGAATTTTACAAAATTATCTTGTACAATAAAAGTACCAGAGAGTGAGTATATTGGACAAATTAAGAGTGAGTTTAGGCAAAGAGACTATATTAATTATGCACTTTATAATGAACTTGCTAAAAATGTGGTATTTAGAGACAATATTAAACTTACAAGTAAATTTAATCCAGAGGATAATACAACAACCGTTTATGCTAAAATATTTATTTTAAATAAGAAAGGATTAGAAGATTTTTATGAAAGATATTAAAGTTAAAATAAAGAGATTATCTGAAAATAGTAAGATACCTCAATATGCCCATCCTACTGATGCAGGAATGGATTTATATGCTACTGGTGTTGAGTATGATAGTCGTTCTGAAATAGTAAGTTATAATACAGGGATAGCCTTGGAAATACCAGAAGGATATGCTGGTTTTATATTTCCAAGAAGTAGTATTTATAAGTATGATTTACAACTTACTAATTCCGTTGGAGTCATAGATAGTTCATACAGAGGCGAAATAAAATTTAAGTTTAGGGCTACAGATGTTCCTATCTCAAAGCTTACTAATATTTATAATATAGGAGATAGGATAGGTCAACTTATTATATTGCCTTATCCTAAGGTAGTGTTTGAAGAAGTAGATGAATTACAGTCAACTGATAGAGGTGATGGGGGATTTGGAAGCACAGGTGTTAAATGACAGTTTTATTAATAGTATGTCTTCTATTAATTACTTGTGAATTAGCTACAATATTTTATTATAGAAAGCTAAGATTTAAAGAAACAAACAACTATCACGATATAACTGAATTTAAGACAAAGATTAGTAAAACTGGACTTATATATGTGCCTTTCACTTGTAATGGAAAAGAACTTAATTTTTTATTGGATACAGGAAGTACTATTTCTTATATAGATGCACAAACAGCTATTGAATTAGGATGTAAATTTCAAAACTGTAATGAATCTGTTACTGGCTTAGGAGGAAATCAAGAAATAACAGAGTATTGTGAAGTAAAGCTTGAAACTCCTACAACTGTAACTGAAATAGAACTTCCTTTGGCTAACTTCAAACACGCTTTTTCTCAAATAGAGGAAGAAAGTGGTATTGAAATACACGGATTGCTTGGGAATAACTTTCTTCAAGCAAGTAAGTATATTATTGATTACAATAAAATGATGGTATTTAAACCAAAACATAAAAATAAATGATTTATTTGGTAACTCAACAAATAGTTGAAAGTCCATTATATGAAGTAATAAGTGTGGAAAAATCCCTGAGTCTCCTTAAACAAATAAGTGTAGTAGGAGTAGATACTGAGACTCAGGGGTTTGACCCCTTTAAAGATGAATTATTGCTTCTTCAATTAGGATGTTATGAATTTCAGATAGTAATTGATTGTACTACTGTAGATGTTCTTCTTTATAAAGAATATTTAGAATCCAATAGAACCTTTATATTTTGGAATGCTAAATTTGATTTGAGATTCTTATATCATAAAAGAATAGTAATAAATAAAGTACATGATGGTTATTTAGCTGAGAAACTACTTTATCTTGGGTATCCTGCTGGAGTTCATGGAATGGGTTTAAAAGATGCTGGTGAAAGATATTGTAATATTGAATTAGATAAATCTGTTAGAGGTAGAATACATTATGAAGGATTAGCAGATGAAGTAATAGTTTATTCTGCAAATGATGTTAAGTATCTTGAACATATAATGGATGCTCAATATAAGGAACTTGAAAATAAAGACTTGTTAGATGCTATAGAATATGAAAATCGTTTTGTTCCAGTATTAGCATATATAGAATATTGTGGAGTAAAACTAGATGTTCCTAGATGGCTCAAGAAGATGGAGAAAGACAAGAAGGTACTTGAAGAAAAAAGAGAAGCACTTAATAAATGGGTAGAAGAACATTTTCCAGAAGATAAGAGATTTACTTATAGAGAAATGCAAGGAGACTTATTCAATGGGTTTGATACTTCTCCTAAATGTATAATAAATTGGAGTAGCTCTAAACAAGTGATAGTATTATTAGAAACTTTGGGATTCAATCTTTTAGTTAAAGACAAAGAGACTGGAGCAATGAAAAAATCTGTAGAATCTAAAGTAATTGAGCCTCAAAAAGATATCTCCGATATTACTCCTATTTATCTGGACTTTAAAGCAGCAGAAAAGCTTACTAGTACTTATGGACAGAATTTTCTTGACCAAATAAATGTAGATGGGAGAATTCATACAAACTTTTCTCAACTTATGAATACAGGTAGATTAAGTTGTGGAGGAAAAGATAAGAATACTGGGGCAGAATATGTTAATCTTCAAAATCTTCCAGCTGATGAAGAAACTAGAGCTTGTTTTATTGCAGATTCTGGAAATCTTTGGATTTCAGCAGATTATCAATCTCAAGAATCTAGATTAATTGCTTCCATTGCAGAAGACCCAGCTATGATAGATTTATTTAATAATGGTTGTGGGGATGTTCATTCCTTAGTAGCAAAAATGAGTTATCCTGATATTATAGGGGATACTCCTGTAGAAGAGATAAAGAAGAAATTCAAACATTGGAGACAAGAAGCTAAGGGAGTAGAATTTGCAATCAACTACGGTGGTAATGCTTTAACGATAGCAAATAATAAAGGAATATCTATTGAAGAGGCTACAAAAATCTATAATGATTATATGAAAGGTTTTTCTGGAGTAAAGAAATATCAGGATTTTTGTAGAAAAGATGTTATGCAAAAAGGATATATTCTTTTAAATAAAATCTCAAAACATAAATGTTTTATCTATGATTTTAAAGAACTAAAAACTCTTGAAGATAAATTTAAGAGTCCTAATTGGAGTTGGGAAGAATATAGAATAAAGAAAGAAAATGACCCATTTGACCAAGATGTTCAAGATGTTAAAAAGTATTTTAAAAGGAAATCTTCAATAGAAAAGGATTCTATTAATTATAGAATACAAGGCACTGGAGCATTGTGTTTTAAGTTAGCATCAATATATTTCTTTAATTATTTGAAAGAACATAATTTATTGTTTAAAGTAAAGTATTGCATTCCTGTGCACGATGAATTGAATATAGAAGTTCCTGAAGATATAGCAGAGGAATTAGCTAAAGTACTTGTTGAAAAGATGGCTAAAGCAGGAAATTTCTTTTGTAGAAAAGTTGAATTAGGAGCAGATTATACTATAAATAAACATTGGGTACATTAAATTTAATTAATATGGATTTTAGTGAACTTAGAGTTGGACACAGACTTAAATGTGTCAGAGAATATGAATTATTGCCTTTTAAGGTAGATACTGAATATGAAGTAGTTAATGTTAATGATGGAAGAGTTATTGTTTGTGAAGTAGGATATCCAGACAAAACTTATCCTCTTGACATATCAATATGTATGGATTACTTTGAATTTAGCCCCTCTGCTTCTCCAGTAGTAAGGGGCTTTGGAGTATATACACAAAACAAAAAAGTAGAAGAATTAGTGGATAATAAGGAGGAAGACAACAAAATAAAAGAAGTCTTATCTAAAGTTGAGGAGCTTTCTAAAGAAGATTTAACTACTTTTGACTTGTTATTAAAAGACTTTGGATTGAATTATCCTCTGATAGAATTGACAAGAGGTTTTGAAAACTTCAAAAAAGCTTGTTATTCAGATATGGCTGATGACCAATATTATGAAACATTAAAAGGCTGTCTATTGGAAATATCAAAAATCTCTGTACAAACAATTTCTTGGATTGATGAAACAAAAGACTATGACGAAAGAATGGGAGAATGAAATTCCTCTATTTAATAGATATGGAAGTAAAGTGTTTTTAGAACATAAAGAAAACAATATCTATTATCTAAGAGGAGATGAAGAAGCTTTAATGGCAGTAGGAGTAACTTTTCATTATAACCTTAACAATATCACAGCTATAGACCCATCAGGAGGTCCTTATATCTCAATAGGATCAAAAATCACTGAAGGTTATGTAGTAGAAAGTATTGAATCTACAAAAGAAGGTTTTAAAATTAAATTCAAAGAACAATGAGTTATTTTAAACCAACAAAGACTATTTATTTAAGTGATAATAGTGAAGATATTAGGGGGAAACTCAAAAACTTGGGTTTCCCTCTTTGTATTTGTACTGAATTTGAAAATAATCCTTGGTTATACTTTAATGGAATGTCAACTGATATTCATGGAGCTGGAGTGGGACACAATGCAGAATTTAACCCACTTCCTATAAAAAGATTAAAGGAAGAAATTATTAGTGTAGCTAAACAAGGAGAAAAAGTAATTATTTGTAATTCAGTAGATGATTTTGTAAAAGAAATAAACATTTATAAAAATGAAATTAATCCAAACAAAGAATGCCAGTGTGAATTACTTGGCGAAGGTTGTTGAAATAAAAGACTTTTTTCCACATCCTAATCCAGAAGTAACCAAGCTTAAGGTATGCAAAGTAGATGGCTACAATATGATTGTAGGCATTAATGAGAAGGAAGGTGTATATATTTATTTTCCTGCTCTTAGCCAAATTAATTCTAATTTACTATCTTATGCAAATCTATATAGACATGGTAACTTAAACTCAAATCCAGAGAAAACAGGTTTCTTTGAAGACAATGGAAGAGTAAAGGCAATAAAACTTAAAGGAATGGTATCTGAAGGTTTTCTATTGCCTTTTGAAGTTCTTCAGAATTGGTTAATGGATTCTGTAAATAAGAAAATAGATGATGAAGAATCTTGTATAAATAAAGAGTTTGATGCTGTAGAACATAATGGTAAAGAGATTTGGATTAACAAGAAGTATATCATAATTGAGCAAAGAACTCATGGTTCTCATGAGCCTAGAGAAAGAGCCAATGTAAAGAAATATGATAAACTTGTTGAAGGACAATTTAGATTCCATTATGATACAGCACAACTAAGAAAGAATCCTTATGCAATCCAAAAAGATGATATTATACATATTAGTAGTAAGTTTCATGGCACATCTGCAATTTCTGCAAATGTGATATGTAAGTTTCCTAAATCTTGGATAGAGAAGGTTAGATGTAGAATACACAACATCTTTAATAAAAATAAGATTGAAGATGTAAACAATAATTATGGGTATGATAATGTCTATGCTTCAAGAACTGTAGTAAAGAATAAATATTACAATAAAGAAGTTGGTCTTGGTTGGTATAAATGTGATGTGTGGGGAGAAGCTAATAAGGTTGTTTCTCCGTTACTTCCAAAGGGATATACCTTATACTATGAGATAGTTGGGTTCCTTCCTACTGGAGGATATATTCAAAAAGACTATGATTATGGGTGTGTACCTCCTAAAGAAGGAGAGAACTATACTGTAAATAAGCACTTTAGGATAATAGTGTATAGGATTACTATTACTAATGCTGATGGTAAAGTATTTGAATTATCTCCAAGAGAAGTTCAATATTGGTGTAAGAATAATGGTTTAGAGCCTGTTGTTGAACTATATTATGGAAAAGCATCAAATCTTTATCCAGAAATTAAAGATTCTGAGAATTGGAATGATGCATTCATAGACAAATTAGCAGACGACAAGAACTTCTATATGGAACTTGATTCTCCTGATTGTAAGAATAAAGTACCTCATGAAGGCATAGTGATTAAAGTAGATAATATGACACCTAATGCAGTTAAACTCAAGAGCTTTAGATTTCTTGGAAAAGAAAGTGAAGAACTTGATAAAGGAATTGCAAACATTGAAGATAATAACTAATGTACTATCCTGAAATAAACATAGTTAAAGTAAAAAACAAAATGGAAACCTTTGATATAGGAAAACTAGACATTAATGGCAAGAGACAGATTCTTGTCTTACAGGGTGTGCCAGCATCTGGTAAAAGCACTTTTGCTAGAAAGCTTGCCATTGAATATACTAATTGGGTGATAGTCAATAGGGACTCTATGCGCAAAGCTAGGGGTACCTATTGGCTACCAAGCCAAGAAAAGTATATAGATGAGTTAGAATATAATGCAGTTTTATCTGCATTAAAGTATGACCTTAATGTTATTATAGATGCAACTAATCTTAATCCAAAAACTATATATAAATGGAATTTAATGGCTGGTCTTTGGGGTCTTAAAATAGATTTTAAGTTATTTAAAATCTCTTATAAAGAAGCTATTGAAAGAGATAATAATAGGGAAGATAAAGTTGGAGAAAAGACAATAAGAAGATTCTTTAGAGCTTATTTTCCAGAACTTCTTTATAATTATACTGATGATAGGATTATAACTTTGCCAAGCTCAGATAAAGAGAGTATCATCTTATGTGATATAGATGGTACTGTAGCATTACATAATGGTAGAAATCCATTTGATTATGACAAAGCGTCAGAAGATACCTTTGACCCTAGAATGAAGGTCTTTCTTAATAGTCTTTCACAATGCTATAAGATAATATTTTTCTCAGGAAGAAGTGAAGATTCCCGTGATGTTACTCAAAAGTGGTTGGAAGACAATGGTTTTGGAGAACACCAACTTTATATGAGAAAACATAATGACTATAGGTCTGACGATATTGTAAAGAAGGAAATGTATTTTGAATACATACAACCTAAATACAATGTAGCTTGTGTATTTGATGACAGAGATAAAGTAGTAAAGATGTGGAGGGATTTAGGTATCTTATGTTGTCAAGTCTATTATGGTGACTTTTAATAATAAAGCCCTCTATATGAGGGCTTTTTAAATTAAAGTATAAAAATGAAGAAAAAATATAGTAAAATAACTAACATTATTTGTTTTATTTTAGTACTTTTGCTGTTATGGATAGTAGTTACATCTACAATAGCAAGATTTAAGAATCCTAAATTAACAGAAACTGAGCTTTTTTTAAGAATACCTAAAAGCTTTATATTAGATTTTAAATAAAACAAAGTCAATTATAACACAAGTGTCACTATGCCGAGAGCAACGAACCTTATTGAGATTGGCCACTCAAAAATATGTGTGACGGGTCGGCTACAGCAAACTTTGAGTTACTGGATGGTAAGCTTAGTATGTAACCATTTATTTAACCATATGGAAATATGTGGAGAAGAGTTAGGACACTTGTGTTTATTGGCTTTACAGAAAATATGAAAGAGTATTTATATAATGAATGGAGAAAAACTGTTCATCCTAAATATATCAGATATTTTGATGAATGGTTCAATAATCTAACAGAAACACAAAAACTATATTTTGAAGCATATTCAAAAGGACTAAAAATACCATTTTAATATGAGTAAAGATTATAAAAAACTATATGAAGAAGCTCTTGAAAGAGCAAAAATATTTAAATCACCGTTTTGTCAGCACGCAGCTGAAGTAATCTTCCCTGAACTCCGTGAGTCCGAGGATGAAAGAATAAGAAAAGAACTTATTGAATTTATTAGACACGGTAATTGTGTTTTTGATAGTTTGGAACAAAAGAATAGGTTTTGGGCTTGGCTTAAAAAGCAGGGTAAGCAGAAGCCTGTTGAACAAGATACAGAAACTCGTGACTTGTGGGAGTATATACAGGAGTGGAGGGAAAAATTCGGCAGAATCCCAAAAGACGAGGATGAACTTGCTGATTGCATTTTTTATGTGATGAAGAGACAAAAGCCTGCCGATAGAGTTGAACGACTATCAGCAGGCGACAAAGTAAAAATAATCATCGTTAAAACTGAACAACAATGAGCAAGATTGCAAAACAAAAAGCATTGGAAATTGTAAAGCAATATGATTATCTTTGGGATACAGGTTCTATATTTAAAGGTTATGTCCAAGGTTACGACCAAGCCATGCAAGACTTCATGGAGAAGGCTTGTAAATGGCTTGAAGATACTCAATTAGAGAATTTTATTTGTCGTGACGATGGAATCTATTTTGAAAATGAAAAGTTTGTAGAACAATTCAAAAATCACATGAAAAATGAACTACTATCAATGTGAATTCTGTGAATTCATCAAGTGGATAGACAAGTGGGGAGACAAGAAAATATTTGGTTGTAAGTATGAACCATACAAAGGCAAATGGATAGCAGAAATTAAAGAATGCCCAAAGAAAGGAGAGAAACTATGAAGGCAAACGAACTAATGATTGGAGATTTTGTAACTCGTCAAAATTATGAAAACAAAGCGGTGGTATGCAAAATTATCGGACTTTCTAAAAATTCAATTTCAGTAGAATTTGATAACGGAAGTCGTTCAATGGGTGCATCTGAAGATTCAATAAGTCCAATTCCTCTCACCACAGAAATCCTCGAAAAGAATGGGTTTGTGAAATATGATGGTGGATATAAATTTTTCAAATCCAACGATGAAAACTATTATTTTGGTTTTGAGTCAATATTCTTTAATGAAGAAACCAATTTAATGAATGTAACAAAAGAGATGTGCAGTGGAAAACAAACAAGTATAAAAGGGTACTTTAATTATGTCCACAAACTCCAACACGCATTAAAACTTTGTGGAATTGTAAAAACTATTGAACTATGAAACAAATTACCGAAGACTATTGCAGCTTTGAAATTGCTAAACTCTTGAAAGAGAAAGGGTTTGATACACCTTGTAAACAGGCTTATTTTAATGGTTCGCTTGTTGACTACACTATGTATGGATTTTGTGATGGAGAACTTCTTGATTGTCCTTCACAATCTCTTGCTCTCAAATGGCTGAGGGAAGTGCATAATATCTATATTGATATTCTTACCTACACAACAGGAAAGAATAATCAATTTAGATGGGTTGGATATGATAATGGCAGACTATTTTCTCAAGAAGAAGGCAAAACTATTTACTTTGAATTTTATGAAAAGGCAGTTGAAGCAGCCTTAAAATACACACTTGAAAATTTGATTTGATATGACAAACAAAGAGAAAGCCCAAGAAGTTGCAAATAACAGAGAATCTGAATTTGGCGAGATTGGTGATATAAACTATTGCTGCTATATGTCAGCACTTGACATGGCTCAATGGAAAGACGAGCAATTAGGATGGCATGATGCAGAGAAAGAACAACCACCTATGGATGAGGAAGTAATTGTTCTAACCAATACCCTTAATGGAAAAGAGCTTAGCACACCAATAAGAATATGTTTTGGACATATAGTTGATAAGAATATATGTGTTGACTATGATGGATGGAACATTCCAGGTGTTGCTTATTGGATGTATTATAAAGAACCTAAATAGACTATTATGAACAAAATACTACAAAAACGGATTAAGGAAGCAGCATGTCAAGAAAGTTCTATGTATGACTTATACGAAATTAAAGAAAGTAATGCAGCATATAATGCTGCAATAAAAGTTGCAACCTTTATCTTGCAGAACCAATGGATTTCAGTTGAGGAAGCGTTGCCACCAATATGAGAAAAGGATATAGGGAATAGAAGTTGGTCTGATTGGGTTCTCATTATGACACACGAAGGAACAGCATTCATGGATTGTTATACTTTTCATAGAAGAGAATGGCTTAATAATGGAAATGATGTCACCCATTGGATGCCTATCCCAAGTTTGGAAGGAGGTGAGGAATGACTGTAAATAACTTTCAGTTAATTGAAGAATATATGGACTCTCATCCTTGTAAGGAAGGAGAGTTCCATTTTCTTCAAATCATACAAAGAAACAAAGAGAATCCATACTTAGGAAGTAACAACCATGTAATAAGGGAATACATGGTTGAAAACTCTGAATATTTGGAAAAACATAAGAAAGAAATAATCACTTCATGTGAACTCTTTAATGCAAGAGCTTATATACATATATCTAAGAAAACCTATAAAGATGTAGGATTTCAAGTATTAAATACTCTTGCTGAATACTTAAGCCAAGAAAATTATCATGGTGTAAAACACTTATATTCAACATCAGTTGGAAGATGTAAAAGCAGTGATAAGACTTTTCTTGTAGATATTGATACAAAAGAAAAGGAATTTGTTAATGAATGTATAGAATGTATAAATGATTATTGTCAACCTTTTGTTGACACAAATAAGGTAATTCTAACAGTTCCTACACTACATGGCTTTCATATAATTACAAAGCCTTTCGATTTAAGACATTTTGGAGAGTCATATCCTAATGTTGATGTGCATAAGAATAATCCGACCTTATTATATTATAAAGAAAAATAAAACATTATGACTTACTTAATAAATATTGAAGAACCTGAAGAAGGTTTGAAAAGAACAGAAAGAATCAAAGCAGCTTGTGTGGAAGATGCTGAAACGATACTAAAATCCCAATTTCCGAGTTGGAATATAGTAGGGATTAGAGAAGATAATAAATTTGATAATGGTTATTCAAAAACAGATGACCACAATCCTTATCCAGAAGAATAAAACTATGAGAAAACAATTTAATTTAAGCAATAGAGATAGTGTATATAATGCTCCCACTATTCCTTGGGATAGTGATACTTACACTCCAGTGTCCAACAAGTTTATTATGGATACAATAGAAGATAAACTTAGAAATCTTGGACTAACTATAAAGAATGAGAGCTATAAAACAACTAATACCAACACTGGCTTGGTTAAAGGAGTAATTGGTTCTTATGATATTAGTACAGATGATGGAGAGTTTGGACAAAGACTTATGTTTAGAAACTCCTATGATAAGACTATGAGCTTTGCTGTGGTGGCAGGCAGCTGCTGCCTTATCTGTAGCAATGGGTGCATAGCAGGAGATTACCAATATAAGAGAATCCATAAAGGAGTTATCTTAGGAGAAACTAGTACTACAAAGGAAGATATTGTAACCAATATTAATGGAGGTATTTCAGTATTACAGACAGTATTTGAGAATATTGTAAGACAAATGAATGAATTAAAACACTTTGAGATTAGTCCTCAAGATACTTATAATATTCTTGGTGAGTTATTCTTTAAGAAGGAAGTGCTTACTATAACTCAAATGTCAATAATTAAGAGAGAGTTACAATTTAGTAAGAACTTTAAGCACTTGTTTGATAAAGACTTTACTGCTTTTGATTTGTATAATAACATTACTGAAGCATTAAAGACTTCTCATCCTACAGAGTATATTGGTGACCATATTAATACTCATAATCTGTTTAAGGAATTATTTAAATTAAACTAATAAAATCTATGTCAGTAATCACATACATAAAACAAGTAACATCTTGGAATCGTGTATTAAATGCTGCTAGAAGAACTATCGGCAAGGCTCCTATTGACAAGGAGCCTTCCGATTCTTGGAAAGCAAAGATGTTATTAGCAGAACATAGTCCAATAAGACTACTTGAATATGATTGGGTTTGGAATAATATCCAGCAATGGATTACAACCCATCTTGTAAGACACCATGAAGGATGTGAAAAGTTTGTTCATTCACAAAGACAAGACCGTAGAGAACTTGATTGTAGCAGAGACGAACTCCCACAAGGATCTTTGAATGATATGGGTATGTCGGCTAATGCTCAGGCTTTAATTAATATATCAAGAAAAAGATTATGTTCTTGTGCATCAAAAGAAACCCGTGAAGCTTGGAAACAAGTTGTAGAGAAAATCAGAGAAATAGACCCTGTATTGGCAGATAAACTTGTACCAGAATGTTTGTATAGAGGTTTTTGCCCAGAGTTTATGCATTCTTGTGGATATGCTAATACTGAGAAATTTCAAGAAGATTTAAAGAAGTATCGTAATACTGATTATGGGAAGGAATAATGAAATATCCAATAAATATGAATAATTATGAATTATTATCATCTTTCAGCTGAAAAATTGAATAAGTTTATACTTAGACCAAGAATTCCAAGAAGTATTGTAGAAGGTTTTGAAGATAATAAAGTTAAAAGAGTATGCTTTTCTACAAGTATTATAGGATGCATTGATGCAATTACATGTGAAAATTATCCTTTTGCTTCAGAAGAATTTTATGTATATAAGCCTATAAACTATACTGGTAGAATTATAAAACCATCAGAAGACCAAGTTTGTAATGTAAAATCAACAAAAGAAAAATGGTTTACAGATAAAGTTAATATACAATGTATAGGTAAAATAAAAGCTTATGGATTAAATCATTTCAATAGAAAAATGATTAAATGGTATTGGATTGAAAAATATTAAAATAATATGTATAAACCTTTCTTTACTGCTCATCCTGTAGTAACAGATGATAATGGTTATCTTGGATACCTTTGGGAAGGAATTTGTTTTGAAAATAGGAAAACCTCTGATAAAGGAGATTTTATTCCAATTAAAACAGATGAATTGTTTTATACTCCAAGAGAGGCTGTAAAAGCTATAAAGAGTAAAACGAAATAAAGTAAATATGAAACTTAGTATATTATATAAAGGATGGGTTAATATATATTTTCATGATGGTGATTTTATCACTGACGGAAAGATTCATCTAACTAAAGATATTGCAAAAAATCATAAGGATGAAGAAATGATTTATGTTGCCAGTAAAAGAATATCTTGGAACTACTAATTAAGTGTAACTATGATTAAAGAAGAATTCAAAAAACTGGAACAATCTCTAATTGAAAGAGGTTATAGAAAATATGCTCAACACTGGCATCATGAAGACTATGTTATAGGTAAATCATTTCATAGAGATGATAATCAATGGGAAGAAGGAAGAACTGCTTATCAAATTATTATTTCAGTATATGATTGGACTCTTCATCCAGAATATTTTGATAGAATACCTGAATCATTTAGAGATAGAGTGGGCCTTGAAGTTCATGTAGATATGTCAAGAACAATTGATGAAAAGTTAGAACTCGTCTTTGCTTGGAAAAATTCTGATATCATTGAACAAATAGAACACTTGGCAGAAGAATACTATAATTTTATGTGTAGGATTATACCTGAGCCAAGAGATACAAACACTCATGTTTATGATATTAACGAATAAAAAATTGATTAAAGTTTTATTAAAATGAAAGAAATTAAAAAAGAAATAATTAGGAAAGACTATACTTATCAATATGAATCCTTTGATGGTAATTTATGGAATACCAAGGAGGAATGTGAAAAGTATGAAAAGAGTGCTGAAGGAGTACTTAAACTTAAATTCCAAGACCTTATTGTAGCAAAAGATAATGCTTGGGATTTAATGAGAGGATATGAAGATAATGATGTAATTGGAGTAAAACTTACTAAAGAGGAAGATAAAGATACTGTACTTCAGTTATATCTATTTCTTAATCCACACTTATTAAATGAAAATGAAAGATACAAGGAATATTTGGAACAATATAGGTCTTATATAAACGAGGCTTATGAAAACAAAGACCTTCTTCTTATGGGAATTAATTGTGAAGGCGATTATTACTTCATTGGTCCTAGAAATAAGTTTATTGAGAACTTGAAGAACTTTGGAAAGCCTGTTAAATCTGAAAAGAAATAACTATGACAACTAAAGAACTTATAGAGGAACTGCAAAAGATGCCTCAAGATAAAGAATGTCTTTTAGGCATTGATAAAAGTGCAGGATTTCCTAATGACCACATTGATGTATATCCTGTTGAAGGAGTATTTACTACTACTTGGAAAGGGAATATGATAAATATGGGAGTTTTTGGATGTGGAGTACCTCCATTAAGTGGCTATACTTCAGAAGGATTACCAGACGACTATAGTGAACAATATGTTATATTATATGTATTTCCTTAAAATCAAAATAAATAGGAGTAATTATGTTTCCAAAAGATTGGATTTGGCAAGAATGGAAAGTTGTATTTAATAGAACAAACAAGAATATTGAAGATTATCAAGATTTTCTTGACTGTGTGAAAGGATTCTTTGGAAAAGACTTTCCAATGATAAAGAAATTTCAAGATGTTCTTAATGAATTTAAAAAAGACACAAAAACTCATATGGAGCATATTTTACTATATGCAGGTGAAGTAATGAAAAAAGTAGAAACAAAACAAGATGATAAGACACAAACGGATAGTGGGGCTGAGAAATAAACTCAGCTCCCTTGCTATGGAATGTGATAGTGTGGCTGCTATTGAAGATAGCAAATTAACAATATCAGGAAGAGAGAAAATCCAAGGGGATTTAAGAAAGATTATTAACTATATTGATAAACAATTAAAGTTATAATGGAAACACAATGTAAATCTTGTGGGTCTGTTAAATTTGAATATAAAGAAGATAAGAAAGTATGTGCTTATTGTGGCAGAGAAGTCTATAATAATAACTTAGAAATAGTTGCTATAGAAGACCATTTGGCACAATTAAAAAACCAAATGGATTTAGATAGGCGATTACTACAATTTCATACAATAATAGACCCCACTAGAACTATATCGTTTTTACCGCCAATTTTTTAAATTATGGAATTACAAAGATTAACAAGTCTTAAAGACATTAAAGTAGGAGACTGTTTTACTATGATTACTCCTGACTTTGAAGATGAAATTATTCAATTCATTGGGAGAAACCCTATGATAAATAATGAAGAATACAGAAATAAAAGTGGTTATTTTGCTACTATTTATGGACCAAAGAAATGCTTTATTCTAGAGGAAGATGACCTTAAAAGCAAAAACACTGAATATTATATTGGATATGACGAAAAATTTGCTTTGGAGAAAAGAATTGAAAAGATTCAGAATGACCTTTTAATTCCTCTTCAAGAAAGATTGTCTAAGTTAGAAAACTGTGAAGATAAATAATTTTTATAGATAATAAAAGTTGTGGATATAAATTTTAAAACATATAAAGTTAAACAAGGACAATATGGAGGACTTATAGATTCAACTATAACAATACCAGATGAATTAAAGTTAATAACTAGTAACGATTTTGGTCATTGTATTCATACTGGCAATAAACATTATCTTGGGATGATGAAAGGTAATGAAGAAGAATTATATCAAAATTTAAAAGGACTTCATGTATTTATTAAACAGTGTGGAGAATATGTAATTATTACTATTCACGATATTAGTTTTATTGAACCATATCCTTACTTAATTACTGTTGACGAATTAAATCAAGAGTTTGATTTAACCAAATACTATTTTGTCACATGGTCAAGAGATTTAAGGTTATTTAATATGAAAAAAATATTAAGAGTAAACTCTGAATTTAATATTGAAGTACATTGGAAAATGTAATGGTATAGCTGAATGTATTATACCAAAAGGAAGTAAAATATTTTTATCTAATTTTGGAGAAATAGTGTCTAATAAAATAAAAATAACAGGAGTAGAAAAGTTATGATAGAGAGCGGATATTTTCCACCAGGCGCAGAGTATGATATGAACGCACCATACAACCAAGTAGAAAACCCTGAAGAGAAATTTAATGTTACTATAGTAGAAACATTAAGTAAAGATGTAACAATAGTCACCACTAATTATAATCTTGAAGCAGATTATGATGAAGAGGGTTATTGTAAAAGCTGTGATACATCTGATACTGATTGGAAAGATGAATATAAGAAACAAGGATGCACTGCAATTGAAACTATTATTGCAGTAAAGGCTTATTTAGAAGAAGTAAGATTACAACAATTAATAGACCTTTCTAATTGTAGAAACCTAACTAAATCAGAGCAAAAGGAATTAAAGGTTGTAAAAGATCTTATAGAACAATGTAGTGATTGGAAACAAGAAGAAATTGAGTTCTGTCCAGAATAAATTTATAAGAATATGGAAGAAAAAGTAAAACATTGTGAGTATTGTGGTAGAGAAATAGAAGATAGTAATGATACTGGTAGTCTATGTTATAGATGCTATATGAAGGAATATTATCCTGATTAGCGAGATTTGTAATTAAACAAAGAGGGGAAGTACTAAAAAGTACCTCCCCTCCTTTATTTTTTATTTTATAATTAATTGTATCTAGTTCCTCGTTTAGATTCATATACTTTAAATAAATTATCTTCATCACCAATATGAATAAGATTATCTATTTGTCTATAAAATGGAACAGTATATCTTAAAGAGTTAACAACGTATTTGTTTTTACCCTTATATCTTCCTCTTTGATAAGTTTCATGAATATCAGAAGAGAATAATCCAGTAATAGGATAGAATAGATTAACAAATGTAGAAGCAGCTGGAATAGGCCCATTTAAAATTGTAAGAAAACTCTCAGCCATAGATATGGGCATTACAATTAAACTACTCTTTACATCCACTAATAGTCTCTTTGTTTGTAGTATCCAAAATCTTCTCCAATAATCATCATCATGGTCTTTATAACTTCCTAATAGTCTAGATACTCCTACTAAAGCAAAGAACATAAGTATTTCCATTTCTGCCCTCTTAACGTTGTGTCTTTGTGAAGAAGTCATTTCATTCCAATGCATTACTATATCTTGTCTATGATGTAAAAAGTCTCTAAGGAATTGTCTTGTGAAATGGAAAAATGTTGTATAATAACCTTCTTTATTTCCAGCTTCTCTCTTCCACTTCTCCATTTGTTTGTCTACCCATTCTTCAGTTACTGGTCTTCCATCCTTAGTTGTTACATTATCTTTTAGTTTTAATATGAAAGTGCTATTGTCTTCTTCAGAGTATTCTTTATCAAAAGCATCATATAAATCTACTGTTTTACCGTTTACTTTTACTTTTATTTCATGGTAGAATTGAGTAAGACTTACATCTCTTCCTGCATTCTCATAATGAGTTTTTCCACTAAATAAACCTCTATATCTTCTGGAATAATGTTCTATCATCCACTATCTAAAGTTTAATACTAATCTACCTAACATTCTCTGGGAGAGAACGCCTTTATCTTCAGCATTCATTGCTCCATGAGTTTGTTGATTGACTTCTTTTATTCTTCTCTTTATACTTCTTAAATACTCAATGTCTATTTCATTGCCTTCTAGGGTTTTAGCTCCATCTTTAACTTTTAATTGCGGAACACCATTTTCATCTTTTGATTTTTCCAAAACACTAAATAAAGATACTTCTTTTCCATTGTATATAACTTTCTCATGCTCTAATACAGCATACATATTTGTATAGTGTATTAGTTTTTCACCAGTACTATATACAAGCTATGTATCAAATCCTCCAAATATTTGTCTAAACGGTGATTTGTAATATCTCCTTCTTGATCCATCACTAAAAGTTTCCTACATAGGGTCAAAAAAGTCAGCAAGTAAACCTGCTTTACTATTTATATTCATAGTAATTAAGTCCATAGCGTCACCTGCCATACCCTAGAAAATTCTAGCTTTAGCTACTCCATAGTCTTTAAAGTTATAATATTCTCCAGCACCAGCTTCAATCATCATTTGCCATTCACCAACTAATGTATTTGAAACTCCACCAACTATATTGACTGTAAGGGCTTGCATTGAGTTATAACCAATAAGAGTGTTTACTAATTTTGTAACTCTTGGGTCATCTTTAGACTTGATTCCATACATTTGTGCATCAACATATGATTGTACCAACTCAGCAGTACCATTCTCCTAAGAAGATTTTCTTATAAGTTTCATTAAAGCAAATTCGGACTTCCTTATATAGTCTCCAGCTTTTACTTTCCAGTCTCTATCGCTTGGAGCTAATACACTCTATGTTGAGATATAGTCACTAATCATTTCTACTACATCCTACACTTCACTTAAGCAAGAGTAATTACAAGCAGTAGATGCAAATCTTTGGACTGCCATTGAGAAATTCAATTCCAAATCATTCATATCTTCAAGTTTTGAGATATAGAATATTGGAATTACTTTCTTTTTAGTATCATCAAACTTTCCTTTTGTAGGAGCTATTATATTACCTCCAACTTCTACTTGGCCATATTCAGAATCATCTACTTTATTTTCCCAAAATTTCATTCTATTAAGTAAAAGATTTATACCTTCTTTTAAAGAATGTCTTCCATTTATAGTATCTGTTATAATGGACATCCAAGATTTTCTTACATAAGGAGGTCTATAAATATCTTGAAATCTTTCAGGAATCATACTTTGAAGTTCTCCATAAATGTGCATCATTGTATCATAATACTCTTTCTATGCTGTTGATAAATTACTTAATGGAGAATTTTCAGCACTTACTCTAAACTTCTAATTAGGAATTCTTTGTTGTGTACCATAAACATTATCCTCTTCTAAATTTTCATCTTCCCACTTTAATATTGCTTCTTGTAAATTAAAACCTCTTATACCCTATTTTTTCAAATCTGCAACATATAAAGCTCTGCTTTTATAATATCTTTCCCAATCTATATCACTTATTATTCTACCATCTTCTCCATACATAAAAGTAGAATTGTATCCTGCTTTATATAATTTCTTGGTAGCAGCATCTATTCTCCTTGAAACATCAGAAAATCTTTCATTTCTCTATTCTTGGGCATCTTGTATTATTTGTCCTAATACTCCTACTAAAGGATTATTAGCTCTTCCTATAGAATATAATTTATCTAATAGGTTAACATCTGCACTTGACATATTGACTATATTAGCTATAGATTCTACTCCATAAGGGTCTTCTCCAAGGACTTCAATACACTAATCAGTTACAGCATCTTCTTGTATATCTCTAAGTACTCCTTCTTGCCTGTCAAACAATTCCAATAACTCTTTAGCAGTCTTTTGAAGATTTTCCTTACAATCCTATGGCATATATTCATCCATGCCTAAATCTTCAATATAAGCTATTGATTTAACAACATCATAGTAACAGTCCCTTAGATTCTTTGCAATCATTAAAGCTTCTGCTCTAGCTTTTATATAATCAGCCATTGTTCCATCTTGTGGAAATTCTTTTAGATTCTCCAACATTTTATTTACTGAATTTAAATAATTGGTAGCTTGACTGAAGTAATCAAGCATACTACGATAATATTTATATCCAGTTAAATCTCCCTATAGGTCATCTATAAGCTGATATATATTCTTAGTTATTAGTTTTTCGGTTGTTTTGTTCTATTTCCTTTTCTCCTATTCATTTCTTAACTACCTTTCAAGTCCAGCTATAGCTTCTAATGCAGCATCAGACAATGATTCTATTTTCTTACCAACTTTAACAATAGAAGTGTTGTTTATACCGTATTCCTTCTAAAGTTCTTTAATGGTATTAGTAAGATTTAATTCATAATTATCCTTCTTGAAATCCTTCTATTTATTATCTAAAAAAGTTAAAGTTTGCTATGCTATTTGACTAGTATTACTCTACATTTTATGTAGTAATGTAAAACCAAAGGAAGAATAATTATCAGAATGTATCATATTCATCAATTCAGTTACTGTCTAATCTAAGCTTTCCCATCTTTGTAATGCATTTTGTACTTCTGGTAAAGTTTTATTCATTTCAAGCATTATTCTAACCTACTATTCTGACAGGTTTTTCTTCTATGTGTTAGCCAGTCTTACAGTAGACTTTAAGAAATTCATTATGTTAGCAGGATTAATAACACTTGGATTTATTGCAAGTAAATTATTCAAATCAATTTCTTTGGCATTAAACTACTAAAACAACTCATCCCATAACATTCTCTAGTTATTCATGTCTGAGATATGATGTTGTGTTCTGGAATCTCTCTATTGGAGAATTATATGAAAGACATTTCCATCCTACACTACATAAGCTAGTCTTCCTCTGTTGCTATTATTATAGTTTTTAGCAATTTCATAAGCTTCTAAAGGATTGATATAGTCTATAAATCTACCTAATTTATCTTTTGCTTTTATTCTTTCTGCATCTTTATTTATAGGAAGACTTTTGTTTATTGCCTCTATCATTTCTTTTCCTTCCAAGAAATCAAATACATCTTTTGCACTATGTTGCTCCTATGCATTTAATTCAAACCCATTGTTAGACATTGCTTCCTATACGCCTTTTTGGAGATAGGCAGCATATAGGTAATTAGTTACTAACCTATCTCCAACAAGGTTTAATAAATCTTGATACAAAGCACTAGGTTCTCCATTAACCTAAGGTACTAATATACAATCTTTTTTACTCATATTAATTAACAAAATTCGTTAGTTATTTTATTTAATTCTTCCTCATTAAATGTTATATTTCTTCTCCTAAGAGAGTTCATGACAGTTTCTCGTATTTTTGCTTTTCTTTGCTCAGCTTCTTGCTCAGATAAACCTTCTTGTGTTTTTCTACTACTCTTCAAGGTTTCATAAGCTTCTTTTGTATCTTTTAAGCCTTTTTCATTCTTAATGATATCTATAGCAATCTTAGTATAATAAGGGTCATATCCTTCTTCTGTCACAATTTCTTCATCTAATGGTTCAAACCCTTCCTCTTCTAATGTATTAGTATTTGTTACATTTGACTTGTTTATTGGTGTAGCACTCACATCAAAGAACTCTCCTTGATTACCTAATACAGGTATCTCAACAAATACTTTTCTCTTAGTAATAGGATCAACCTACTATAATTTGAATATTCTATAAACGTTATTAAATCCTTTTACTTTAAAATAATCTAATTCATAGTTTTCAAATTTGGTAGTTATTATTATTCTATTACCCTATATGTTTTGATGTTCTGAATAAGGATTTCTTTGAGGAACTAACTTAAAGTCTCCTACATTATTTCCAACAAACTAGTCAAAAATCATTGAATAATTCCCTAAAGAAGGAATATGTCTAAATACATCTACATATTTTATTCCATTGTTTTCAATGGATTCTTTCATACTAATAGGAACCAAATTCATAAAGGTCTTTGGACTAAATCCTAAACCACCTTTGAAGAAATTATAAATAAATAACTTCTTAGCTAATTCAGGATTTTCTTTATATAAATCAGCCCAACCACTGCTTAACTTGTCTTTTTGCATTTGTTCCATTCCTACACTATCTAAAGTAAGGATTCCTTTAGTCTTTCCTCCAAAAGTTCCTGTAGATAGTCTTATAGCCTACACAAAAGGATTATCAGAGTAGTTTTCTTTAGCTTTCATAAACTCTATTGGGAACTTATCGATATAGTATTCTCTTTCTTTAGGATTAATAAACCCAGCCTATACAAGTAAATAAGACTGATAAAAGTCACTTAGTTTACTAAACAACTTTCTATCTCCCATTATTTTACTTAGTGTATAGTCTCCAGAGTTATTTACTAAAATTCTAAAGTCAGAACTATAAGCAGGCATTTCCCCAAGTAATCTTCTAGCTATTACAGTAGCCTAAGAGAATTTATCTAATATTGGATGGATATTAAATACACTATTTATACTCTTTGCTTCAACTCCATTATAAGTAATAGCATCTGAGAATTTACTAGCTTTATATTCCATTATTAGATTGTCTATAATCAAAGGACCAACAGCATTAGATACTGAGTTGTATCTTGTTGCATTAGTTAATCCCTTTATTATCTGACTCATTTGGTCAAACTTCAAGTAAGCATTTAATACTTTCCATTCTAATTTCTCTGCTTCAATAGTATCTTCTTCGGAGAAACCTCTTATTAAATCTTCTCTACTTAAAGGTTCTGATTGAACCTTTTCACTTTCAGACATATAGTATTTATCATCTAATTCCTACATTCTTGATTTAATAAGAGCATTTAAACTTATAAATTCCTTATTTACCATTCTCTTTGAATGTTCCTACAGAATTTTTGTTATTGCAGGCTAAGATAATAGTAATGCAGCATCTTCATATACTATACCTAATCTAAGCATTGTTGTCAAAACATTTGCCGTTTGGTTGTTTATATTATTAAGATTTAATACTGGGTCTTTAACAGCATCTGCTGCTGAAGCTACCAAACTACCAAGAGTCTTTCCTATTAATTGGTTATTTGCATCAAATCTCTTATCTACTTCAACTATTCCCTAAAAAGGTATTCCACAGAAACCGAAAGGAATTTGTTCATTGGTATTCTTGTCAATAAACACTTTTCCTAAGTCAATTCCAAATCCATCACTTTCTAATACTGCATGTGCTATCTTCTATACTGCAAACATACCTAAAATCATTCCAGCAGCACTATTTTGTTTATAGAATTGTACTTGAGTATCAAAGAAAGCAAGATTCTTATTTCTATAACAGAGTGATTTTAAATTTACTTCACCTTTATCTATAGGCATTTCCATCAGCTGTTCAAAAGAATACTTACTCCTTACCTCTGGGTCTTTATATGCAGCTATTGCATAACCCATTCTCTTCTACTAATCAAAGCCTCCAGGATTTAACACTTGATAAGCAATTTCTTTATTTGTAAGAACAGAGTAAGACATATCTATAATCATATTGTTATGATACTATCTTCCTTCGGTGTATTCTACAAATCTCTTTTTGCTCATATTAGCGTAGGCTTTCACTATAGGATTACTAAAGTCATTAGAAGTATCTCTTTTTCCTTCACTCTAATCCATAAACCTCTTAATGGCCTCCTAAAAATCTTTTTTTGCCTTTCCAGTCAGTCCTTCGAGAAGCATATCTTCTAACTCCTTTGTTATTTCTTCCTTAGATTTCTTCTCTTCCTTAAATTCTTTTCTCATAAGGTACATCTTATCCACATCAAAGTCAGAACCTGTAATTGCTGTAATATCAGCAGGAAGCATTACAGCATCACCTGCTTCTCTAGGAAGGAATCCAACAATCTTTGCAGGGAAGCAACTATATTTATCCTCGGTAGGAATTCTATAGCCTATAATCTTTAATAATTCAGGATTTTCCTTTTCTATTCTCTTTATATCTATATTACCGTCTCTATCAGCAAACTATTGGAATAACTCATTTGTATACATAGGAGCGTATATTTCATAGTATGCTATTCCATCTTGATACTTTTCAATATATTCTTCATAGGTACCACTCTCTTTTGACTTTTCAAATTCTTTTCTAGTCATAAGAAGTCCTCCCTTATTACTTTTAAACCTGATATTTAAATCTCTGGAAGTTCCAAATGTGGTAACTTGAACAACAGGACCTCCTGCTATCTTTTGCTTATTTATTCTATTCTTAATGATTGAATTTATAAGTTGTTCAATTCTTCTACTCTAAATTGGGTCTCCTAAAGGAATATTAAATTCTCCATCAGCATTTAGACTACAGGCTAATAACATATCAATTCCATATCTTGGGGATGAAAGAATTTCTCTCTTTAATATTTCAGAGAGAGTTTGATTCATTTGCCTTCTGTCAAAACTAATTTGTCCATCAGGAGTAACTAGACCAAATTCTTCCTTTAACTAATCAAGACTCTCTTGAATATTAGTGGCACAATGGTTTTCATATTCTGCCTTAAATTGTTTTGCATCTAATTTTCTTTCAGTACCTGTAGCTGGGTCAAAATAAGAATAAACAACAGTTTCATTGTTAGCATTAGTTAATGGTAAATCTGAAGGAATAATATATCTTATTTGAGAACCATGTGCTTGAGAGTGGTCTTTAAAGTGTTCAGGAACTTCTTGCTATATGCAATAATCTTCATATCTTGTTTCATGTATGTAAGTACTATTATAACCTCCCTAACCATCAAAGATTTTACTTCTTAATTCATTCTTGGCATTAGCTTCACCTTGTGGGTCTGTAGAGAATTGCTTTAAGTTGATTCTTCCATAAAGTCCTGCCTTAACGGTAGATTCAAATTGGATATCATCAATACCATCAGTAGCAGCAATATATCTTCCATTTTCATTCTTAACTTTGTGGCTTTCTTCCATAACATCATATATAGCTCTTAAGATATTAGGGATACCAGTATCTTCATTTCTGGTAAGAGCATCTGCCATTATAAGAAGATATTCAGAATCCTTGTTTTGTACACCAATCTTAAAGGTTTCTATTGGAGAATTTTCAACTCCAGCATCTACTTCTTCATAAGAATATAAGAAAGGCTTTAAAGGTTCTCCAAAAGCTTGTTTGAGAGTAGAAAAATCATATTGTCCAGACATAAGCTATTGATACATTCTTTCTTTCTCTCTACTCCATTTTCCAAACATATAAGCTTTCTTTCTATAAGAAGTAGGACAAGCATAAGCCTAAGCATCTGCTACATTTATTTGTCTGTATGCTCCATTTTCACCAACAAGGTCTTCCTTTAATGCTCTCCATTGGGCTTTCTAATTTTCAGGAGCTTCTGCAATCTTTTTATCAAAAACTTTAGTGACATTATCAATAACATTGGAGATAAAATCATCAAAGTCTGTAAGATATACTGCTCTATGAGTACCATCACTAACTTGATTTCCAAAATAATCCCTAGCTTGGATATTTCCTCTTACACCAGGGGCATGAATTTGGGCCAATCTCTTTTGCAAATCCTCAGCATCCTTATACTGTGCAACATCAGTGATGGTAAGCTAAAGAATTTCCATAGCTGCAAAGGTATCATTCCAAATAAAGTTTTCTATCTTTGCGTTGTTTGCAGCAGATTCCCAATTACCTTCAGTTTTTTCAGGCTTTCTTTCAAATCCTTGTATCTATGAAACAGCTGTAAGAATACCTTGTTGTCTCCAAGATTCCATTATCTGCTGGACTCTTGCTTCCATTGAATTTCTAATCTCTTGTTTAACAAGGTTGTTTAATCTGGCATTTTCTTCAGTGTTTAACTCTCTAGTACCATTTATCTTTATATTAAGTAGCCGTCCTAATTCTGTATTTTTATTTTCATTTAAGAAAGGATTAAGGAAATCAAGGAAACAAAACTTAGCACCATTCTTATCAAAATTCTTTATAAATCTTGGGTCAGACTTATTTATACCTGCATTTTGTCTCTTGATGATAGTTTGTATTCTACCTAATTCCTATACAAATATATGCTACATTCCTACTACTATTCTGTCTTTATAGTCAGAGTCATCGTATTTAATGAACTTTATAAATTCAGAAGTAGGCTTGTTACTCATAATAGGCACTTTATACCAAGCTGTCTATTTACCAGCAGTAAAATATTCAGATATAACAGAAACTGCATACTCAGAATCTGTCATTCCTCTCATATATTGTTTTTTATTGAAACTCAATTGAACTTTATGTTCAAATAATTTCTTTCTTTCCTCTTCAGGCATTCTAACTAGCCTGCTTAACCATTCATTCTTATATTTCTTGAGTTTCTTATCATAGAACCAATCAAATTGTCCATACTCTTTCTCAACAAACTCTTCAAACTCCTTCTAAGGAAGTTGCATCTTTGAGAAAAGCTTGGTCATAAACGAAGGAATGACATTTGATTGCCTCATATTACCACTTTCAAAGAATTGGGTTACAGCATAGTCATCCATTATATATGTTATAGGCTTGAGAATATTTTGTAAAGTAGAGATTATACTGTTATTAGCATTAAAGTCAAAAGGATTATACTATTTATTTAATTTTTCATTATCTAAATAGGTCCTTAATGTCTAAAGGTTTTGCACTAAAGTCTTAAAGGTCATATCTGACATTGCAGCTCCTACAACTTCAGGTGTAGCGTCATAGTAGCCTAATAGCATATAGACATGACTTATAAGAGTATTTAGTTCATCTATATTCTCTATTTCACTATATTTATTTTTACTGAAGTTAATTAGCTGTTCAATATCTTCATGAAATTCCTTAAATGCCTTTCTATCAATTCCATCAAGTTTCAATAGAGGATGTTCCCCTACTTTATATAAATCCTTGATTCCATTGAAGGCCATCTATAACATTGGGTTCTTATTTATGGAATGCTAGTACAATTCATGCTTATTGTTTTCATTCACTACTCCATATAATTGGAATGACCTACACATACAACTAAAGAACTGACTTTGGAAGTCTGATTCATTTCCAGTAATATCACTTAACTTGTTAACCAATTGTTCCACCCAAGGATTCTTATCTTGATGTTCTTTAAGTGCAGCTACCATAGAGTTTAAGTCCCAACAACCCTATACCCATTTGATAATAGCGTTTATGGCTTCTCTAGGATTTAATCTTTCGTTTATTCCAAACTTATTTGTCTTTATTCTCTTTATAGGTTTACCCTAGTCATCAACTTCTCCAGTGTTTTCATAAAGATAACAATGTAATAATTCTCTTTTAACTAACTGTGTTGCAGTAGTCAAAGCGTCTATTGTATTAGATTCTACCTGCCAAGACTCCTAAGTTGATTCTCCATCAGCTTGTTTATCTCTTTCTTTAATCTATTCTTCATCTAAGAAAGCATCAGGATTAGATGTTTCCAATGTATTATAGCCAGTTTCAGTAAGACCTATTGAGAAATCTTCAAGAGTAGACCACACACTAGTCGAGAATTGCATTAAACCTTGGAAATTTTTCTTTAATAAATCTGCCTAAAGTTTTAGTCTATGAGTATTTATATTTGCATTTCCTTTACCTGTTCTATCAGGGTCTGGAGTGAGCACCCAACTCTTGCAAAGATTAAACATATTCTCAACTCCTATTGTCTAAACTATGGATTTTCTAGACATAAGAGATATTTTCTCTATATCACTATTAGAGTAATCAGTTATTTTTAAAACTTGAAATACTAACTCAGGATTATCCTAACAATCTGATATAAATTCACTCATCCAATATACCATCTACTCTGATAATTGTCTTAATTCAGTTGCTTTAAGACCTCTATTATTATTTATAAGGTTAGATACTTGTTCAGAAACAGCAAGCTATCTTTCTTCATAAGTAGGTTCTTGATTTTGTTCTTCTTGTTGTTGTGGTTGTTGCTCCTAAGGAGTTTGTTGAGAATTAGATTGTTCTTCAAATGTCTTTCTATAAACTTCTCTAATAGCTTCTTTTCCTAGGTCGTTTAATTGTCTTGTACCAATACCTGCAAAATTAGGTGTAAGAGTAGGAACATCACTTTCTGACCAAACTCCATTTATATTTTTATACCATTGGTTTCTCTCTTGGTCAAATACATATACAGGCTTACCTGCATCAATAGCCATTTGAACAGCCCATCCAGTACCTCCATTAACAATTCCTTTGCTTAAGTGTCCTATAGCAAATATAGCATCTGCATTCTTTACTTGCATCCAATTTCTGGCAAGTAAATCCATATAGGAATTTGGTTTTCTATTGAGAGTTTCATTGGCTTTTAAGACACGTTGTTTCCCTTCTTCAAATTCTTCCTCAGAAATTTCAATATTTCCCATTGGTGTTTTCTATCCATGATAATAGTGGTTGGATTTTACACCATACTATTCTCCTATCTCTCCCCAGTAAGAGTCACTTCCTATGGCTCCTCCACTGTGGTTTACAAAGTTAGTAGTATTTGAGTTTGTTAATTGAATAGATTGTTCAATAGGCTATTGTGGTGTATAACTTACAACCCAATATTCATCAGTATCTTCTGTTTCTGGAAAATGTTCTACTTTAATATCTTCTCTTTTTATATTATCAACAGCTATTAAGTCATTTACATATTCATCTACAGATTGCTTTGTATAAAACTCTTCTGTTTGTGCCTCTTTATTTTCTCTAACACCTTCAATATAACCACTATTAAGTTTTAATTCAGAATTTATTATCTGAGCTAAATCTATAATTGTTAGATTATTTTGAAACATATCAGCAGTTATGGTCTCAGGAAGTCCACCATTCCAAAATAATCCAGCAAACATTTCTTTTGCCCATTCAAAAAAATGTCGAATTAAATCTTTTATAGGATGCCCTTCTGGATAATCCGTTTTATCTTCTCTAAAAGCTCTTGATAAAGCCTAAGTTACTAACTCTTCGTCTTTGTTTTGTGTATAAGTAATATCTATTTCAAGTTTAAGTTTGGGAAAAGCTTTTGTAGCATCGGCAAGTAAAGAATCGAATGCTTTTTTATTTAATATCTTTATTGATGCAACAAACGGGTGTAACATTTCTTCTGCTGCAATATCTGTATTTAAACGTTTTCCCTATATAAAATAAACTTTATTGTTTTTTACAAAAGCGTTGGTATTTGAATCAATACCTTTATTTATTTTTTTTGCATCTTTAAAAGATATAAATTCATAGTTTAAGCCAGTTTTTTCTGATAGATAAGCAAGTATCTTTCTTACATTATTCGCTTCTGCCTTATTTTCAAAAGCTGTATCAAAATTAGCATCTGCATAATTTTTTGCTATCTTATCGTTTAGACTATTTAACTATTCCTATACTTTATTTTTATCAATGTTTATTCTTATAGCGTTTTTAGTTTCTTCAAACTATATTGCTGATTCTGGAATATTATATCTTGATAAATACTCTATAATATACTGTTCTGTATCAGATAAATAATCTTCCAACTCCTTTGACATTCCTTCCTTTTGAATTTGTGTCATTGGGCCAGTATGTTTGCTAATGTAATAACTTATATAGTCTTTATTTTTTCTTCTTAAAGCATCAAGTTTTTTCTTTCTTTCTTTTTTATCTTTTACAGTGGCTTTTATATCTTGTGCTTCTATACTATCATTATATCTATGAACTACTCCAAGACTTCTTAAAGATTCCAAACCATTGTTTATAAGGGTTTGTGCTACTTGTGGAATTGTAATTTCTCTATTCTGATATATATTATTACTCTCTCTACTAAAAGTACCTACATTATCAATAGCTGATTTAACTTGATTTGGTCTTCTAATAACAATTTCAAATCCTCTAGATTTGGTATCTTCAAAAGTACGAGCGTCTTTTCCTATAATTCCATCCTTAGTTCCTCCTTCCCAAGTTTCATCTATTTTGAAAAGTCTTGTAACTGCATTGTTGTGTAAATTTTCTATTGGATTAGTAAAATCTCCTAAAGGATTCTTAACATTCAAAAATACAGGATAGATATTTGCCCCATAAACTTCAGCATATTCTTTGTCTGATGTAAAGAAAGCACCAGTCTATCTTTCTGTAAAATAGCCATAAAAATCCTCAACTAAGTATTCTCTTTCTGTAATAAATTGATTGAATTGGTTTGGACTTCCATGATACACCACCAAAGGCTCACTATTCTCATCTACTACTTTAGAAGCGTTTTGTGGGTTATTAATCCAATCACCAAACCAATCTTTAAAAGCTTTAGTTCTAACTTGTAACCATTGTCTTTCAGTAAGATTAGTAGGATTACCATTAGGGGCTTTCATGAAAGTGCCATTAGCAATAGCTTCTTTCTTTATTTGCCTAATCTCCTATTCAGCTTCTTCTTGAGAATAGTCAGTATTTACTATAACTTGATATTTACCATTGTTTTTTTGTATGATTTTTATTCTATCATCTGGATAATATTGTTGTAGTTCCAATACTCTTTGTTGTGCCTATTCAAAGGTATCCAAAGGCTGGACTTCTTCATACTTTAATTTATAAAGTTCTCTTTGGGAATCAGACAATTCTGAGGTAGGAATTCCTCTAAGCTATTGCTCTATATAGGTATCAGTAGGGAAAGTATTTTCATTTCCCTACTGATTGGTATAATCATATACTATTTGTTCAAGTTGTTGTTCACTTAAATCAAGTCTTTTACAACAGTCCTTAAATTGCTAAGATGCTTTATTTACACAACTCATATATTATAAATTATTTATTATTTACATTCTTCTATATTATTTAACCAAGATTCTACATTATCTGCATACATAGGCACTCCGTGCTTTTGTAATAAATCTTTTAATTCCTAGTCAGTTAAATCATCTATTTTATCTTGTTTTACCCAACCTTTATTTACCACTATGTCAGCTAATCTATCAAACATAGAATCATCATTCAAAACTTGTGCAAAAATACTAGAATTATTTGTATTTTGCAAGTCTTGTAATGACATATTTGATGCATGATTAATATCTACAACTGGAGCCTAAGGTGTAGTTGGTTGAGTACTAGCAGGTTTAGTAGGTTCTTCCTCAGAAAAATCTCCTTCCATTTGTTTATGTATCTTCTCTTCTGAAGGAAATTCTATTTCATCCGCTACATTTTTAAATTCAGCTTCATCTTTTAATTTTTCTAATTCCTCTTGTATACGCTTTGCCTCTTGTTCAGCCTTTGCTTTTTTCTATCTTAAATCATATTGTTCAAGATAAGCCTTAGGATTATTTAATAATTGGGCATTACCTCTAGAGTCTATAGAAACTACAACTGGATTATCCTTGTCTGAATTTATTAAATAGAAACTTTTTGTTGCTCCACTTTGTGTTTTAGCAGTTTCCAAAGGTGTCATATTTTTAGTAATTCTATTATATTCACAAGATTTTCCAAGTTCAGAATTAGGGTCAATCACTTCGTTGGTTCCATCTTTATGGAATTTATTATCTACAGGGTCAAATCTATATGTAATACCTTCAATTAACACAGACTCAGTAAGTTTCCTTTGATATTCAGTACTAGTGGAACCCTGAGGAGCAGCAGGTTTTACTTTATTTATTTCTTCACCTTCCCTTACAGGCTTATACACTGAGTAAGTTGCACTTGAAGTACCTAGTTTTGCTATATCAATAAGAAAAGCTCCTGCTTTATCCCATTCTTCTATTAAATAAGGATCGGCTAATACTTCCGCTGCTATGTTGACACTGAAATTAGCCTTATCTATGGCTTCTCTGAATTTTGAATAATCAATCTATCCTGCTTGGCCTTCAAATATAACTATATCATTGTATTTTATTTTTACTGTAGGGTTGTTTTCGTCACCTATTGAGATAGAGTTTCCTCCAGTAAACATTAACATTCTTTTTGCTTTCTTTAAAGCTTCCAACCTAGTGTTAAAGTCGGCATTGGTAAGTTTATCAAATACCTCTTCAAACTTACCTATTAAAGAACTGCTCTAATCCAAATCGTTAAGGAAAGCTCCTGTAAGTTTTGCTGGTATGAAATTACCATTAGCTGCTTTTACTAATACATAAGCTGTTCCCACAAGATTTGTTTCATCTATTGCAGGATATACTCTACCTTGAGGGTTACCTATTACATAGAAACCTCCTCCTGTAGGCTCTTTTTGAATACCAAAAGATAAAGTTTGATAACTAAAAGTATTGGGATTCCTGAGTT